CGCCTATCTTTATCAATACCTCCTTCACCTGTTGCTATAAGTGAAGTAGGCCTAATGTTGCTGGCATTGTGACGAGCAATCATTTGATATAAAGTGCTTTGAGGGTCAATAGGATCGATCCTCCCACCCTGTACATAGTCAAGTTCTTTTCTTAATGCCAAAATCTCTAATGCGGCCTGCTCTTCAGGGCCGTAATTAGTAGGTTTGTCAGCCATTAAAAGATATTTACCCTTTCCATCGCCTCTTGTACCAGGCTGAGAATCTTGGTATCTGTATCCCTTACCAGAAACACCGTGAACTATTGCGTCTTTAAATTCTGGATCTAACAATAAACGAATAACAGGATCATCCGATCCACCATCGTAATGACGCAATAACTGATCAAGCGCATCATTATTTGAATATTGCAAACTATGCTCAACAAGAGCTCGTTTACTCGGAGATAAAGCATTGATACGAGCAAGCTTGACGGCGTTGGTTATGTACAACGCACCTCGAATCTCCGTGATTTACTTAAAGGTTCTGCAAATGAAGTCCTCGGACCTGGCGTAAAGGGCCACGACAGTCATGTACATTTAGGCGCATATGGTGGTTTGATTAGACTTGATCCGCAGCAATACGCCTATCTTTTTGGCGGCAATTCTGGCGGCTTAAATTCGACTTTTGCATTCACGCGAGATCCTTCTACACCATCACCTATTGCAGATCAAACTGTTGCTCCAGCGACAAAGTCATACGATCAAATGTCTGGATCTGAATTAAACAGTGCCTATGACAAACTACGTATGGCTGGTGATGTCTTTAAGGCTCAAGAAGAAGGAATGAAAATGCACAAGGCCCACTTCAACAAGCGCTGATGCCGGATAACTCCGGCCTTTAGCTTTAATGAACTTTGAATTAAACGTATGAAAACTATTGGAAGCGACCTGTTCACAGGCCTTGCAATGACTGACCCATCTAAGGACCAAGTCGTTCACGTAATTGACGTTGATGACACACTTACTTGTAAGCCTCTCAACTTCAATAATGTCGGCATGACAAAAGAGTTGTTCTTTGATGCCTCAAGAGACTTTCCAGCGAATAACGCTATGGTTGAGGTAACACAGATGTTGCACAGCTTTGGTGACGCCATTGCAATTGCAACTGCAAGACCATCAAGTCGTTTACCAGAAACCTTTGAATGGCTTCAACGACACAACATTCCCTTCGATTTACTATTACTTAGTACTGAAGGTGATACATCTAGTGTCGTCAAGCAGGCAATGATCCAGTATCTACAAAGTAAGTACCGCATGGTCGGTACATTATTTGATGATTCACCTGCAAACATTCAAGGTGCTGCACTCCAAGGTGTTGATGCTATTCAGCTGAATACAAACAACGAGTATTGGGACAAGCACCCTGAGCAAACCTTTGCATATGGCTTATGAATATTAACAAGCAGCACAAAAAACTGCTGAAAACAATGTCTAAAGCGGATCAATGTCTTGACCGCAAGACAAGTCAAAAGCTTATCAAGAAGGCTGAAAAAATTAGAGCTAAATTGAATAAGTAACCGCTTCATATACACGTGAATACACTTACAGTGCTGTCACTTTTTTCAGGATTTTCCGTTGGTTGTATTGCAGCGGCACTAATAATTCATTGACAATTGACAGCCAAAACCTTTCCCGGCTAACACCGGGAATAAGAAAGGTGTCCAACTCAGATAACAGCCATGGAACAAGAGATGATCCGTATCTCTCGACCACTTGTACTGCAGCTCATTGATCAGCTTGATCGTTCAGCAACATTCTGTGAAAAGGCTCGTACCTTTACTAAGGATGATATGTATGACACGCAAGCTGAGCCAACAGAGTTCTATGCCGGTTCAAGCGGCTATGCTCGTGCAACCATGCGTGACATTCTACAAACTTTAGAAAGTCATCTCAATTAACACATAAGGGCTGGCTTACAGCTAGCCTTTCCTTATGGGACATTAGTGAAACGGTTATCACGACTGCCTGTCTCGCAGTTATTACCAGTTCGAATCTGGTATGTCTCGTTGATTAGAATAGTAGTAACTTACTTATATTTGTTGCAATGTCTAAATATAGTCTTGGCTCTTTTACTAAAGACCAACTAATTAATGAATTTGGTTTACAAGACGGCAGTGACGTTGGCAGCGGTTTTAACGCAGATGCCGGCGCAACCGACGGTAACATGACTAAATCGAATAAGCTTCTTGGTGAAGGTTATTTAACTAACGAACAATACGAAAAACTAAAAGGTAGTGACAAAGTAAGACAAGCGTATTCTGATCTTCACGGACAAGAAGCTGCTGCTAAGAAATTTAAAGACGGGTACATTTCCATTAACACAATGGATGCACTTTTTGATGATTTAGCAGCGGATAGAGTTATTGAAGAAGCTGCACCTGCAGTAGAAGTAGTAGAAGAGCCAGCAATTCAATATTCACCTGAATTAGGCAAAGCACTTGCTTATAAAAAGACTTTTGAAGAAAACTTACTTGGTGCAGGCAGAGTGGGTGATTACCTGTTTGCCAGGGATGACTCTGTACAAAATGACTTTAACGATGCTTACAACTTAAACCTTGAAAGGTATCGGCAACCTCAGACACCTGAGGTTTTAGCAGAAGCACAACGCAAAGAAGATTTACTACGTGCAGCACAAGATTCTAGAAATTCATTTGATGAAGATATTTACCAACCTAAAGTCTTCAGTAATCAATACAAGCTTTCTATTGCAGACAGGCTTAAGCGTAGCGATGATCGCAAGTTTTATGCATGATCTAATAGTTACAATGGATTGAGTTATCAATATCTTGGAATAAGCTAATGGGCAAATCTGCATGGGATATGGATTACCGAGATCTACGCAATTTCGGTATAGACAATACCCCTGACTTTATGGAAGGATTTGATCCGCACAATATGACTAAAAAGCAGCATGACCATATGCTGGCTCAAGTCTATGACGGCTATAACACTAAAACTAGCGATGTCTGGGAGTACCGAGGAGCGGGTGATGGTCGTGCAAAGCGCAAGACCGGCACTAAAGAAACCTTTGACCCCCAATCATATAAAGATAACGAAGCTTGGCGGAAAGTAGCTGAAGCCGCCAATATCAGCAACATCAATAGCAAGACTGATATTGCTCAAATGTATCAGTTTATTGAAGACGCTAATAATAGAAAAGAAATGGACAGGAGATTTGCTGAACTAGCATCCTCTTATGAATCTCTTCCTGATCCTGACCCTGTAGACAACAGACCCGTTGAGCTATCCGAAGAGCTGAGTTCCGCAAGTAATAATGTGGAAAATTTTAATAATAGTCTTGATAATACAGGCGATCGACTTTTTAGCCGGAGTGAAAATGCAGCTCAGTCTTTCAAAGATAATTATGCAACTAACCTTACGAAAGCTTACATCGAAGAAGATCCCACAACCCTCGCTACTAATAAAGCCAAAGTGGAAGCAAGATCTAACCAAAAAGCTAATTTGCTAAATAACCTTGCAGCATCAAACCTTTCCTTCTCTGCTTCAACTTACGGATAACTACAAAACCACGCTTACTACACTACTCTCTATAAACTGCAAATTAAATAGTCTATAGATAGGGTGTATGTATTAAAAAAGAGATATATAAGGATAATAGTGTGGCTTACGCGGTATTTAGGTAAATATTGGCTAAAAACGCAGTCATAGCCACGGTTTAGAAAACCACACTTCTAACGTGGTAATGACAATCCCCCTTAAGCATTTATACTATGCAGATCTAGCAAAAGAGCATGGAGCCCAAAAAAGTACGAGTAACGGTTCTCCTGGCCCCAGAAGCTCATATGAACTTAAAAATTAAGTCTGCACAGCTAGGGATAACAATGAACGATATCATGTCAGATGCTCTAGCACTGTATTTACAGGGAACTGTAGATACAGAAGGCTGTGATTACTGTAGATAAGAAAAACGGCAGAGTTAAAATACTGAGAACCATTCCCAACAAATGAAAAAGGTTCAGGTCACGATGGATGACAACGAACATGCTGCGTTGAAGGACTACTGCAGTGCCTTTGATGTCACCATGTCCGAAGTCATGTACGAAGCTGCAAAAATGTATATGCATAAACACAGTGATAAATGTGGCCACATCAATGGAATATTCAGATTCAGGAAGATAAAAACAGACAAACGCATTGCTAAAGAGTGCTGGGGAGAAGACTGCCTCACATGTACACGACAAGTTGAATGCCGTGTAGGCGCTTATACAGGCACTTGGCAAAAAGATCAAAAATATGAAATATTCACTTGCTCCAATTCGACTTCAAACGAGGAAGTCAACTAAGCGTTACACTACGCAAACCTACTTACGCATAAAGGTTTAATTGGTATTAACTAAACACCTATATCAGCCTACATACTCAAACACAATAAACTCAAAAAATAAGCATCATCGATTACCATCTCGCACTTTTTGAATCAACATAATGAGAGCGGCCTAACGGCTGCTCTTTTTTTTTGTGCCCCATTCGGGGAACTGTTTATATGGATTCAACCCCATGGCTTCAAATTTCACATCTGGCTGGCTCGGCAACGCGGAGCATGCATGGCACGGCCTTGGCGTCGTTACCGAAGGCACACTTCCAGCGCGAGAGGCGTTTGAAACAGCAGACGCACTATTCACTGTTGAGAAACGAGAGCTTTTCTACCCAACAGAACCTGGAGATGAAGGCAGAACTCTGCCCTTCTATCAACCATCCGGTTCATTTGGTGTCGTCCGTACAGACACCCAAGCCTTACTCGGGGTTGTCAGTCCAAGCAATACGAAATCGTCAGAACGATTCGCTCCTTCGGATGGCAGAGTTCATCCGGGAAGAGATTGACATGGACTGCGTCATCGTTCTATCGGATGGTGCCAAAGTCTGCTTTACCGCCACACTCCGTGGTGCGGAAGCGGACATCGTCCCTGGAGACACAATCAAAAGGAGAATCGTCGGCTACTTAGGCCATGACGGTAAGACTGGTTGTGGCGCAAAGTTCACCAACATTCGTGTTGTCTGTCAAAACACATTGACTGCTGCACTCCGTGAAAGTGGCGCTTCTGCAAGCGTTACCCATAAGGGAACTGCTAACGCTAACTTTGATGCTCTTATCAACAGCATCGACGTAGCCAGGCAAGACTTCACCGCAGAGTGCGAGCTTATGCGTGAGTTCTCACGTGCATCAATGAGCGTATCTTCATTTAACGAATTCGTTGATGAGGTCTACAACATTGATGAAGGTCAAGTCTTCCGTAAACGTCAACACCTTGAGACAGCTTTTCGTGTTGGACACGGCCAAGAGTATGCACCTTTCTCTGTCTGGACTGGCATCAATGCCATCACACAAGTAGAAACAAGCACTCGTGGCACTACCGCTGCTAAGGGTCGTTCACAGTTTGCTCGTGGCACATTCGGTGCCGGTGCACAGATTAGTAAACGTGCATTTGCTGTAGCTCGTGATTTAGTCACTGCTTAGGAATATATAACGAACATATCCATTAATAATTTGTTAATGTTTATGTTCGTGCATGTAAGCACGTAAGTACATATATCAATTAACTATGTTTAAAAAACTAACTGCTAGTTTGCTAGCTAGTGCCACCTTTCTGGTTGCTTCCTTGCCCATCAGCGGCAAAGCAGCAAGTGGAAGTATGCATACTTCATATTATGCCCATTACTTCCACGGTCGAACTACAGCCAACGGGGAAAGGTTTGATATGTGGTCACATACCGCAGCTCACAAAACCCTCCCATTTGGCACAAGACTTCGTGTCTGCTATCAAGGCTGCGTGGATGTCCGTATCAACGACAGAGGACCATTTATTAGTGGCCGGGATCTTGACCTTAGTTATGGTGCTGCCTCTTCTATTGGTCTTCTTGGACCAGGTGTAGCGTGGACTACTGTTACTTATCTGTAACTCACAATTATGTGAGTTCCGCGATAAATTATAAATAAGTCGGGGCATTCCGATGCTCCGGCTATCTACGAAGGAGTTAATTATGTCTAGAACTTACAGACGACAAACTGAGTCCAGCACTGGGCTTAGGCATCCTCACACGATGAGCGAACGTCGCCAACTAAACGGATTGAAAACAGATGCTCGATTACATCAGGTTAATATTTCTCCTGTTAATCGTCTATCTCGTCATATTCCTACAGACTTCGACGATATGAAAATAGCGTCCTTCGCTGAAACTTTCTTTAACGACTAAGTATAAATTACTATCACGATTTCAACACATTGACGTGTAGAATTGTAACGTAGGCCACCGTGCCGAGTTACTCGCCTTAATACACAAACAATGTCTTATTTAAATGTCAACATCTATTCTTTCACCCAAGGCTAATCCTATTAAGGAAGCCTGGGATGGCTTTACTGAGTGGGTCACAAGTACCAACAACCGCCTCTACGTAGGTTGGTTCGGAGTACTGATGATCCCTACTCTTATTGCCGCTACAACATGCTTCATTATTGCTTTTATTGCTGCCCCTCCTGTTGATATCGATGGCATACGTGAACCAGTTGCTGGATCGCTCCTCTACGGAAATAACATCATTTCAGGAGCAGTTGTCCCGTCTTCAAACGCAATCGGACTTCACTTCTATCCAATCTGGGAAGCAGCCTCACTCGATGAGTGGCTGTACAACGGCGGACCTTTCCAGCTTGTTGTCTTCCACTTCCTTATCGGTATCTTCTCTTACATGGGACGCGAATGGGAACTTAGCTATCGATTAGGTATGCGCCCTTGGATCATGGTTGCTTACTCAGCTCCCGTGGCTGCAGCAACTGCAGTGTTCCTTGTTTATCCATTCGGTCAAGGTTCTTTCTCTGATGCAATGCCCCTCGGAATCAGCGGAACATTCAACTACATGTTGGTATTCCAAGCTGAGCACAATATTCTCATGCACCCTTTCCACATGCTTGGGGTGGCTGGTGTCTTTGGCGGTAGTTTGTTTTCTGCTATGCACGGAAGCTTGGTTACAAGCTCACTCGTTCGCGAGACAACTGAAACAGAATCACAAAACTATGGCTATAAATTTGGGCAAGAAGAAGAGACGTATAACATTGTGGCTGCTCATGGCTACTTTGGTCGCCTTATCTTTCAGTACGCTTCCTTTAATAACAGTCGTAGCTTGCACTTCTTTCTCGCTGCCTGGCCTGTGGTTGGTATCTGGTTTACTGCCTTGGGCGTAAGTACTATGGCGTTTAATCTTAATGGCTTTAACTTCAACCAATCAATCCAGTCCTCCGATGGACACGTCGTTAACACCTGGGCAGACATCCTCAACCGAGCAGGTCTCGGAATGGAAGTCATGCACGAACGTAACGCTCACAACTTCCCGCTCGATCTTGCGTCAACTAGCTCCACACCTGTGGCCCTAGTTGCACCATCTATCGGCTAATTGTTATAGGCTCACTTATGTGGGCCTTTTTAATGCAATAAATTAAATGATTAAGCTATCAACAGAACAAATGCGAGATGTAATCAATGCACTCAAGCATTACCAAAATCACAATATTAGTCTTACCAATCCTCGTTACAAAGAGTTTGACATCATTGTCAGCACTGTAGAAAATGCGATTACTACATCAAAAGACTCTCCTCAGTTTCAACGCTCAGCGTACTTAGAGTGGGCCGAAGAGTCCCTATCTGAGTGTATCCGTGGGGACTAATTGTTAAACTAAAGGTAACCGTGTTTGTCTATTGACCAATGTTAGAAGCATCTATTGTCGCTGCGATTGGCGTCATCACCGGAGTGGGAGCTCTAACGACTCGCGTACATAATCGAATTAACGAAAGTGACAAGAGGCTAGACGCAATCGAGCTGCGCATTGTAGAGAAATATGTAACTAAATCACACCTCACAGAAATAGACAGGCGTGTAGACAATCTTGAGCTTCGCCTTGCCGAACAATATGTAAGCAAAAAAGACTTAAACGAAATTATCGCTAAAGTTGAAGCTCACATGATTAGGATAGAAAGCAAGTTGGACAGAATCTCACTGAGCCAACATTAATCAGTTACAATAATTAATAATTAAGAGAAACTAATGACGACAGTAACAGAAGACGGCGGTCGCACAAATATCTACGCAAAAGAACCACAAATGGAAATTATGGAGGTCTCCGTGACACACAACGAAAAGGCAGAAAAGCTCAACGGTCGTCTAGCAATGCTTGGCGTAATCGCAGCAGGACCCTGCCTGATCGGTGCTTACGCAGTAACCGGGCAGCTCATCCCCGGTGTATTTTGATTTCTGTTATAGGTGGGTTCTACGCAGGACCCTGCCTAATGTTTAATGTTTACTTCTGGTAAACAACAGCCATGGCCGGCAAATGCCGGCTATAGTTAAGAGTGTCCGAAAGGGCTAAAGCAAATTATATCTTGAGCTAAATGGAAATTAATTCAGACGTGTTAAACGAACTCACTGAGGTGATTGAAGACACGATTGAGTATGCATGTGACCAGCACCAGTTATCTGGTGAAATGGTCTGGAAGATCGTGGAATGTCTAGCTATAGCCAAACAAGCTGAGCTTGCTGGCGAGTTAGTTCCAACTGTATAAACCTTTGCCGGCTAACGCCGGCTATTTAAATTAATGCCCGTAATGGGCAGTCGTTCAACCTACCTAAAAATAAAATGACTGTTATTTCAACTGCTAATCCTACTGCCGACACCTCTGCACTTATCGCCGAACTTGGCGGACAAGCTTCACAGTCTGTTGACTTTATGATTGGCGTTGGCTTGGTTAAGGACAGCGATGCTGTCTTCTTCCAATACCAAGGTGATGAGCAAAAGACTGCACTGATGGAGGCATCAGGTAAGCCTTGCACTCGTATCGGCCAAGTATTTCTTACTGGCCTCACCATCATTGACAATGTCTACGAAGACACTGGCTTCAACGGCAGCAAGCTCAATGTTTTTCTTAAGACACAGAATGGTACATCCTTGATGCTTACCTCTGGTCTTGCAACCATCTGGTCACAGTGCCTGATGACTTGCCTCATGGGTCTCTGTGCTAACGAGTCTCTTGACCACCTCATCACTATCGACACTTGGAAAGGTACTTCCAAGATGCGTCCCTGCTTTGCTGCAGTTCGTGACGGTGCTGTCAAAGTTACGCACGACGATACTTATGAAGCACTCGCTCAAGCACGTAGCGACAAAGACAAGCTCAAGACTGACGCAATCATGCGTGATGCCGTAGAGCTCATCAGTGCACAGCTTGCAGGTGGAGACGCTCCCCTAGAGCTACCTCAAGTCATTGATGTGACTGAGCAAGCTAACGACACTACAGAGTTCTGATGCCTGCAAATCCTGATTACGATCGGGAGTTTTCTTTTAATATTGATGAATATTTAGTAGAAAACTACCCTGCAATGAATATGGCTACACGCCGCTCCGTTTGCTCAATGTCCTTAGATTGGTTCGACACAGAACATCTAGAAGACGTTGTAGACGAAGTGGTAAGCCATTATGCAAAAACCAAATTAAACATCTCTAAAAAAGAAATCGAAGAAGATGACAGCTGACACTGTCGGCAGGTTGCGGAATGTGCGCAGAAATTTAACTGCTGTACTCCTTAACTTGCCAATCAAACCCAGCGAAACAACTGTTGCAACTTTGCTTGTAATGCTTGATCACTTTGCTGAAAATCCTGATGAATACTACGAGCTACTAAATGTCAACAACAATTAAAGTTCCTGATTATGAATTGCTCGACCTCGTATGCCTGTGCCACGCGGCATTGGCCCAAGACTCACCAGAGCTTCCTTCGTTCTATATCAACGAGATACTTGGGCGTCTTGACGCTTTTAAATATCCTGGAATGCGAGAAGAAGTCGAAGTCTACCTTGCTGAGAAAAAGTATCTGCCTCCGTTGAAACTTGTTCGTCCTAACGAAGCAAGCTCTAACGCAGCAGCACAGTCCATCATTACTGACAGCTTATGACACTCAACTCAGTTCAAAAGAGAAACTTCCGTAAGTTTCTTATGGCATCACTTGATCAACATGTCCAAAATGAAATCAATTACTACCTTGAAAATGTAGCTGAGTATCATTTTCGTGGATCTGATGTTGACAGCGGAGTTGTCCGTGAACAGCTTCTTGACGATGCCGCGTTATTAACCATTAGTTTTGAGAGCTAATGACTGATGCTGAAACAGCAGTCATCGTTGAAACGCAACTGAATAACATTGCCTCCATACTCAATGGAGATTGGAGGCGTGTCTCAGTCCTGCATTCCAACCGTGAATCAGAAGACCAAATCATTATTACCTTCAACAAAACTTCCTCAAACAAATGAACCCATACATCACTGAGATGGAAGCTATTCCTGTGTCTGAGCCGCACATGGTAGCTGTGTTTAACTCAACCACATTGGAAGAAACCGAACATCTTGCTTATGAAGCAGAGATGCAATACAAGCGTAAAGAGCCAGCAATTAAAACTATCTTGTGTTCAAGACTTGATACAGTTAATGTTGGCGAACCTGTCATGCTCGTGTATCATCATGGTATGCGTTCCTATATGCATAACAGGAACGTAATTGTATCTAACTCTAGTAACTGCTTAGGCGGTTTCTATTACACAGATGGAACTAAAGCATGAAATCTTTTATAGAAAGTTTCTTGCTCGACTACATAGATGACAATCCTGACTGTCCCTTATCTACTGACGACATACCTATTGTCACTGAGTATATGTGGATGAATTTTGATTGCTCTGATATGTACTATCAATTTGAACGTTTACTTTCTTCTTATATTGATAACAAATGATGAAACAATACGAACTCTATGTCTTTACTCAGCCTGAGTGTCCTCCCTGCGAGAAGCTTAAGGCTCACGTGAGCTGTCTTACAGAGGCTCAGCAAGCATCATTGCACTATGTCCCTCTACGTGCGCCTAATGGTCATCGAACAGCTCTTGCAGAGGAGCTTGAAGTAGAGCTAACTCCGACTTTAGTTGTAGCTTACGAAGGCTTGCATTGCAGGGTTGACGCAGATGGTGATGAGGATTGTGACTATACAGAAGAAGCAGTAGAACGTTTCATTGGTGCCAATTCAATCATTGAGCACCTCGATTCAACTATTGATGCATACACATACGCCAATCCACCGGAATGAAGCCACTGACATTTAAAAAGAAGTATAAGGTTACAATGATTCTTCAATGTAGACCTAGTCTTGTTGATCATTTATTAGATGAATTTGACTCTACTGCTCAATATGAGAATGCGCTAATTGAAACATATTCCTTTGAAGAACTAAATGGATCTGAATTTAAATCTGACGATTGAAGATTATACAATTATTATTAATGCTCTCCACTACTACAAAAAAGTAGAGAAACGCGGCAATTTTAAACAATATAATACTGAACGTGTCAATGAACTAAGAGATAAGTTAAGCGAACAATTTATGAAAGCATATGAGTAAGAAAGCTAATGTAATATCAGCTAAAGGCGTGATATATAAAGAGAGCGGTAATGGTTATTTCAATGTTGAATTAGAAGACCCTGAGGGACATCGATGTTTATGTCGTGCGTCAGGTAAACTAATTACACGGAAGATTCAACTATTAGTTGGAGACCGTGTCACTGTTGAACTCAGTCCTTTTGATTTATCAAGAGGACGCATTACCTTAAGAGAAAAATAAAATGACATTACTAGAACAAGCACGGCAATTCCGTGAAGTATTCCAACAAGAATCACTAGACAATATCTCCCGCTATGGCTTCATTAAAAAGAAACTATGGGACATGCAAGTGGGTCTTATCACTGAAGAAGCAAGGGAGTTTTTAGATGCATCTGATGAAGTCTTTGCTGACCCAGAGAATCAAGAAACAAGGCACGAGCTTCTTAAAGAGTTATCCGACCTTGTCTTTGTGTGTTATCAGTTTGCTGCTGCTTTTAATCTTGATCTAGATAAAGCAATGGACCTCGTAATGGAGTCCAATCTTAGTAAACTAGATGAACAAGGAAAAGCTATCTTCAGAGCCGATGGCAAGGTATTGAAAGGACCTAACTATCAACCACCTGACTTAGCTGAATGTTTCCCACGACCAACAATTATTGATTACGATACCCATGGAAAATAGTCTCATTGCACGGACTGGCCGTGTTCAGAACTGGATTGATAACCCTACCAGCCGCTTACCAGTTAGCTGTACGGTATTTGTTGTAGATGACAGCATGGAAGGGCCTAACGGTATTGAAGCTAGCTGGCGTTATGTCAGTCATGGCCTTAGGTACGGTGCAGGCGTTGCAGTTCATCTAAGCAAGTTACGTCCTGCTGGTGAAAATAACGGCAAAGGGTTAGTAGCCTCTGGTCCTGTCTCGTTTGGCAAGATTTATTCCTGCCTAAATGAGCAGCTGCGTCGCGGTGGTGTATATAAAAATGGTGCAGTAGTCCTCCACCTAGATTTGTCTCATGCAGATATCCTTGAGTTTATTGAAACTCCACGCCATGAGATTCCATGGGCTAAACGATGCATCAATCTCAACGAAAAAATGTGGGAAGATGCTAGTGAAGAAGTACGTAATGCAATCCTTAAAGGGATCTCACGTGGAGATATCTGGCTAGCTAAGATTCGGAATGACGGCAAAGGCGAGCGTATCTACGCGAATGTATGTCTTGAAGTCTTCCTAAAGAGCCGTGGTACCTGCTTGCTGGAGCACATAAACCTTGGCGGCTGTAGGCCAGAAGATATTGTCGGTGCATTCTCAACAGGAATGACTGAACTGATCGAACTCCATGGCAAAACTGGTGTTGAGAAAACTGGCGAGTATCTTTCTCAAGAAGATGATCGTCAAGTCGGTTTAGGCATGCTTGGGCTTGCCAATCTCCTTGCACTGGAAGAGGTTAGCTATTCACAATTTGCTGAAGCATTGAACCATCATCTGTATGCAGATGCAGATTATTTAGTGACTCCTGAAGCCCTTAAGATTGTAAAAGCACTTCAGGAAGGGATTGACGCTGCATCAGATATTGCAAAGTCCGCCAACATGGACCGAGCATTTGCGATTGCACCGACAGCTTCTTGCTCATACCGCTACAAGGACCGAGCAGGCTATACAACTGCACCCGAAATCGCACCACCGATTGGGCGTCAGGTTGATAGGGACAGCTCCACATTTGGCGTAGAACATTACGACTACGGCAACGTTGAGACAGCAGACCAAGTTGGTTGGGATGTCTATAAAAAAGTTGTCGATGGCATCATGGAAATGCTGATGCGTACAAATCTATGTCACGGCTACAGCTACAACACATGGAGCGATGTAATTACTTACACCGATCATTTTGTGGATGAGTGGTTGTCATCACCGCAAACAAGTATGTATTACTCACTTCAAGTAATGCAAAATACTCAAGCCAAAGATGATGCCATGGTTGCCTTAGATGATCAGTTTGATTTTGACTTCTCTGACATTAATGAGACAGACGAATCAACGCCTAATTACGACGTGTTCAGCGACCCCACTATGTGTGTGGGTTGTGCAGAGTAAACCTAACAACATATTGAAATGACCAAAGCAGCTACTAAATACATCCACCTTCATCAGCGCAAGCGTACATGGACCCCAGTTCAAGTATCTGCTGGTCAGCTATTAGCTGGTGGTGAAGAAGCAGTGCAACGAGCACTGTCTTTGCGGAGCCTAGAAATCCCAGTTGGAGATTTTATTTCACAGGCTATGAAAGGCGAGCTGCCACAAGGCACTGAAGCTGAAGGCTGTAGAGAGCTGCTGTTATCTAACGTAAAAGATGAGGAAAAGCATGACATTGCCCTTAATTTCGCGGCTGAAGCACATAAGATCCCCGCTCAATTTGAGAAGGAAGCTGCTCGCATTACTAAGGCGTGGCTCGAACTTGACAGGCACCCTGTTCTCAAAGCAGTCGTCCTCGAACGGTCTGTGTTCTTCGTGCTCCTGCCCATATTCCGATTCCTCGGAGATACAGGATTACGCACCACTTCTGCAGATATTAGCCGGGACGAAACAACACACGTCGCGGCGAACACAATCGTCTGCCAAGAGCTCGGTCTTAAGACTGACAAAGAGCTCGATAAGCTTAGAAGAGCTACGATTGCTTGGACTCTTCAATCCCTCAAAGGGGAAGCTGATCACAAACATCTCTCGTCAAACTTCTGGATGGGATGTTCGGATAGCCTCTACACATCAGGGAAAGCTGTTGGACTAGCAGACACTAGAGCTAGCAGAATGCCGGCGTTTTTTGAGACTGCCAACCAAAACCTACCTCAATACGCATAAGCTATTAATGCTTCAATTTACAGCTAAAGAACTAAATAAAATCCAAGTACACGCACAAGAAATAAACCCAGATCTATTTGACGACAAAGGCTTGCCAACTGATATACACATTGTTATGTATGTATTAGGTGGCAAGACTCTATATGACGCTGTACGTGGCTACACTAAGGTTGACATATTTGATGCCTACCACGATAAACTTAAATCACAAAACGGTAGTGTATTAGATATAAGATCTGGCTACGGCAATGTACGCCCAAATCTATACGGAAAAATTAAAACAGGAGAAACAAATGATGATTGATTATGGAAGCAAAGAACATTACGTAGAAATGTTCTCTGATATTATCGCCGATGCCTCTTATGATGCGCCTGCATATGGCGACAATCTAGTCGAAGCTTTTAAACTTGCATTAAGCTCATGGAGGAAATACCATGCTGAGCAAGTTCTTGAATTAGATAGGCTAACCGAAAAGCTAAATGAACAAAGCTGATTATAAGCAAAAGCTACTTGAATATATTGACAAGCAACTCGATAAAATGACAGTAAAACAATTGAGAGTTCTACTGTCTAGCTATGTAAAAAGTTAAGATTAATTCCAACCTTTGTACTTTGGACGCACCCTTCCGTATTTATCCGGCATTTGCAATCCTTTTTGTACCTTTTTACCTTGATAACTTTCATCGTTGCCTCCGAATGCACCGGGGAAATCTCTCTCAAATACCGCTGCTTGTTTGCTTCCAGGTGCAAAGTTAGGTTTAGTCGCATAGTCTTGCGCTACAGGTGCTTCAGCCCCACCACCAGCTCTCTGTGAACGTCCCCAATCAGGATGCATCATTTGAGCTACTAACCCCAGATGACCAGCTGCACCTCCATCACCATTGTTCATGTCTACCCACCCTTGGTAATTTTCCATATCTGTTGAATATGCTTCAGCCCCAGTTCCTGTACCAAAGTCACTCACATAGTATCTATATTGATCTTCGTCGTAAGTTACTGGTTGTGGGCTTTTATCGTTTGTAAACCCGCCATTTACTAAAGGCTCTGAAACTTTAGCGGCTTTTGTTATTTGCTCAGCTTTAGCGGCTTCGGACTCCTTAGTGGGGCCACCATAATTCCTCGTAGAATCTTTAACCCCCAATTTCAACGAAGATTCACTAGTTTTATTGCTGCTATTGCTTTTACTTGAAGGAGTATAGCCACCATACCAAACATCTCCTGCTTTACGATCTTCATTGCCAAAGCGCATAGCCAATGCACTCTTTGGTCTATAATTTCCAAACGCCATAACAAATCAAAATATTCTCTAGATTAATTGTAACTATTATATAATTTTATGCATGACGCCAAACTTGTTTGGATTACTCCAGACGCTGAAAAACTAATCGGTAAAATTGCTAGGGTTTCAAACCCAGCTAACGAAGACAATCCTAACGTTGTTGGTCTTCTTAAGTATCTTAATTAAGCACAAGCACTGGAGCCCGTTTGAAATGGCTTCCATGTGCTTAGAGATTGAGACAACACGAGCGATTGCACCGCAGATCTTAAGACATCGTTCATTTTCTTTTCAAGAATTTAGTCAACGCTATGCAGTTGCTACTGAATTTGAACTTCCACATCTTCGTAGGCAAGACGTAGTCAACCGTCAGAACTCAATTGACGACATACCACAGTCGGTTAATGAGAACTTCGGCTCAGATATTGCTCAATTCACTTTTGTGAAGGCATGAAACTCACGAACGGATGCTTGATGCAGGCGTTGCTAAGGAGTGTGCACGTGCAGTTCTGCCTATGAACACCAAAACTAGGCTGTATATGTCGGGCACAATCCGTAGTTGGCTGCATTACATCGACTTGCGAAGTTGGCATGGCACCCAATGGGAGCATACACAAATTGCACTAAATGCAATGGAGATTATTCGAGAAAAACTGCCAACAATTACAGAAGCAATGTGGCCACATCCCACAATTAACTACTAAACTGCGTAAGATTAAGACTGATAATATCTATATCTGTCTAAATGAACTTTATAGCAGCAACCGTTGAATTCAAATCGCCCAATTAATGATCCGATCAACGCTTATGGGTTGGACTATAGGGGTGCTGACGCTGTGGTGCCCGCTGGCAGCAGTGGATCAGAAGTTAAACTCAGGCTCCTCTGCTATGACAGGGCAGGTGCAAAACTTACAACGTTCCAAGGTTGGAAGCCAGGTACACGTGCATTGATTACCGGTAATATCGTTTTCAGTGACGATACTGCCAAGCCACTAGATCTAATTGTTACGACTATTGAAACTAATATCCCTCAAGATATGTACTGCAACCAAGTCGTTCTTGGTAATGCATTCTTTGGTAGTGATGAAATTAAAGAACGCAAGAATGGTACAGTCGCAGTCAAGATTGGAACAACACTAGACAACTCTAGTGTGACAACTTGGCTGTATCTTGAAGCGCACGAGTCACGCCTTAAAAAACTTACTGATCGTGTGCGTAAAGGTCGCGCTATTTGTGTACAAGGCTATATCCGTGAATATCGTAAAGATGATTCCGATAGTCCATATCGCGCAATCGTTGCAACCGATTTCAGCACACGTCAAGAACAACCGCGAAAGTCAACTAATCCACAATCAAGTGGTTCAGCAGCAGGATATACCGAAGTTGATCCAACACCTGACTATTAAAACCATTGCCGGCTAACACCGGCTTTTTTAATAGATGAGTATGAAGCGATTAGATACCCTTAACCGCTTCATTTATAGATGCTTACTTTTTTAACAGCATTCTTACGGCATCCTCACGGTTTCTAACACCTTTTTCTATGTATTCCATTGCTTCACCCATTGATCTTCCAGAACCATCTGGGTTGCGTCCATAGAGATCTGTTTCTCCTAATGGTTGGTTAAACCCACCAGTAAAAGGAGACAATAGTGCATTGCCATATTCTTTTAATCCATCGAGTACCCCAGCTGTGTGACCTATTTCACTTCCAATTACTCCATAATTAATTGGTGCATCTGCCGCTGATACATGGAGAGGGGTGCCTAATTGTTCGGCAAATATACCTGCTAATCGCATAATTACTGGAGCTCACATTTATATATTATATATCTTACATTTGAAGAGTCTACTAATAATAAATAATGACACTTCAAGTCCTACCTCCAGAATTACTGGAAACTAAAGATAAAATTGAAACTAAAGAAGCACAACCATACTGGAAACCTAGCTCACTTAAAGATGGAGAATCCGAAGAATTTCGTTTGCTTGGATGCTACGACACCGGACATGCAATCACTGGATGGCAGTACGCATCAGAAATCAAGGATCCCAAGACCGGTGACCTCCGTTTTAATGGCTACGTCGTTACTAGGAGCCACCCTGGTTCTCCTGCTGACATTGCCCGTGAGACCGACTGGTCCAAACCAGATCGACCAAAAATCGATGGAAGTTATGTCAAGCCCCGTCGTTTCCTTGCATGGGTTGCTACCTCAGCAACTCGTGGAAGATTAGAAGTTTTATTCATTGAGCAGAAATCAATCCGTGATCAACTTACAGAAGTCCTTCAAGAAATTGAAGATTACACTTGGACAGAGGAAGGTTTGGCAAACTTTTCGATTAAAATCAGCCGTAAGGGAGCTGGGTTGGAAACTACATATTCAATCCTTCCAAAGGTACGTAAAGTACCGGAGAAAATTATTAAGGAATGGCAGACCTCACGAGATAGTATTTGGCTCCCCAACTTCTTTGAAGGAAAGGATCCTTTTGATGGACGTTCAACTGACGAAAAAGGTCTCCCGGCTGGCGGACAAGATAAGCGAGGCGCTGTAGTTGCACCAACTGTATCTAGCCAAGCACCAGAACAAGATAATACTGAATTTTAATTATGTCTCAACCAATTTCACCTGCATTACAAAATCTACCTCCAGAAATGCAAGCTCGTCTGGCTCAAATCATGGCTGGACAAGTGCCTGGAGATAACGCACCAGCTGCACCAACTCAACCAGCACCAGTTGCTGCACAACAACCACAGGTAGTTAAGCCACCTTCCTTGATGGATCACATCATTGCACTTCGCCAAGAAGTGAATGAATTAAAACAGCAACTTGATGCAAATTCAAATGTTGTTGATGCAGTTGGTCAGGCAGTGGGGACTTTATATCAAATGTTTCAACCGTCACCCGAAAGCAATGCTCAAGGGCAGGAATTTAGCCAAGGCCCAACGTACAGTCAAAACTTTGCACAAAGCGTAGAACAAGAATCAGATTATTGATGACAAACTCAACCACTCATGATAAGCCTTATCGTATACAGACGTCGGCAGGACACCGCAAATATCTATGTTCGGGTCTCTACATGCCGTCAGTCACGACCGTCCTTTCAGGTACTGAAAGTGAAAAGTCGAAAGCAGGCTTGCGGCAGTGGCAGGACAAAAACCCAGGTGCGCTAGAAGCTGCTGCGACACGTGGCACTGCTATTCACCTTGGGTGTGAAAATTATCTACGTGGGTTAGATCCAGGAGTACCTGAAGAATATCAACCATTTTGGAATGGGTTATCCCAATACCTAGATTGGTTTGATACAATTCATTGGTCTGAGCGACCACTTCGCCCTGACTGGAATAACTTACGTAGTGATGACAAAGAAGTCGCATATGTCTGGAGTACTGAACATTTATTTGCTGGATGCCCTGATCTCATTGGAGAGATTGGTGGTGTAAAAGTAATTGCTGACTTCAAAACCAGCAATGGCCCATACTCCGCCTTTTCACCAGACAGAGGTGATCGTGTCGGGTATGGCGGATGGAGAAAGTTTCAAAAGTGTGCGCAGCAGATGGCTGCATATCGATACGCATTGAACGAGCGTGTCGGGTTTCTATGTGACGTGGCACTGATTTTGGTAGCCACTGAAGAGACAACTCAAGCGATCTTCATTGATGGAGACCAGCTTGAACTCTATGAATCACGCTTTTTAAAAAGAGCAAAAATGTTCCACGAACTATATCCAGAGGATGACAATAATGAAGCTGCGGATTGCAGTTCATAAAGACTGCCGCAACAAAGAAAAGCAACCAGCTCAGGGCTGGTTAAACATTGAAGAAAGTCTCACATGGCTACGAGGATGGGTGGAAGCTGGCTATGGCTGGTGCGCCACTCATTTTGTTGGCAGGCACAGACGTGTTGATAATGCATCAGGCAGCAACTTAGTTGTTGTAGATATCGATGGCGACACTACCCTCGATGCATTTTGGAATACAGATACTGCCCGTAACTGGTGTGTTGCTACTTATACCACTGCTAGTCATACCGAATCAGAGCACAGGTTCCGTGCTTTGTTTCCCCTTGAGCTAGAACTTAAGACCACGTCACAGCATCGCGGTGCTTACTGGCTTGTAGTCAACAGACTATTTGCTGACCTTGGTATTGAGACAATCAAAGATAACTGCGGACAGAAGCCTGAGCGGCTTTGGTATGGCAACACCAAGGCTGAATGGCTTATCAATGCAGATGCATTAGTCCCTGAGTTTCTGCTAACTGACATTGATTACGATGATCCAACAGACTTTGTTGCTTCAGACGTAACTGATGCAGACATCAAGCGTTGTCAGTGGTTACTAAGAAACTTCTTAGTACCATCAGAAGATGGCGAGTATGAAACTCGCTATGTACCTGTTATGGCTGCCTGTGCAGCTATTGGTCAGCCTGTGTTTGATGACTGGGTTGACTGGGTATTGCGTGGACATCACGGCGAGAAACGTGAGAATATTCAACCATTTAAATGGCGCGGTCTCGGTAATCATAGTGGACCTGCTAAGTTATACTCACTAGCAAAAAGACAAAGCAGTAGTTGGTCATCACAATTACCGCCAGAGTTACGCTTTGGTGCTGTTGGATCGGCGGTAGGCTACATAGAATTTGATGCTCTACCAAACTTTGATGATGTAATTAATAACCTGGAGGTGAAATTGGATCCTGAATTTGAGCCCATACCTGATGCTTCTCAAGCTAAAAGAACAAAAGGTAGACCCAAGCGTTCAGGCAGTGATGCTGCTAAAGAGCGCGAAGACGATGTAAAAAAGGTCAAAGAAATTTTGACTAACCTTCGTAAGAACGAACTTACAGGGGCAATTGAATATGACGACGCTAATGGTAAAACCATTGAGCTAGAGGGTAATGACCTTGACTTAATGACTACCAAGCTTGCTTGCGAGCACGGAGTCTTTATTCCTGAAGCAGCGTATAAAAGCTGCCATTCAATACGCAGCTGGTAAGAACAGGTACTGCCCTATTAGACGTTACTTGGATTCTTGCTCCGCTCACGCCATCCCACATAAAGATTGGGATCGTATTGGTGAAGTGTTCTTAGGCAACAAAAATCATCTGTCAACGCTTGCCATGCAGCGCATGATGATTGGTGCAGTAGCTCGTGCTTATAACCCTGGCTGTTCTATGTCCTGGCTCCCAATCTTAGTTGGTGCTCAAGGTGTAGGTAAGTCAATGTTTAGCCGTAGTCTTGTCCCTGAGAAGCTCTTTGCTGAAGTCTCTACTCCATTAGAGACCTTAATGAAAGAGCAATACAGGTTGCACGTTGCTTGGTTGCTAGAGCTCCCTGAGATTGACCACTTCTTCCAATCACGCAACATTGAGAACTTCAAGAACCTAATTACAACACGTTGTGATGAAGTAAGAAGACCATATGCTAGTCTTCCTGAGCGACTACTTCGTCGCTTTGTTATGATTGGCACGACTAATCGTAACCAGTTTCTCGTTGATAGTACAGGCAATCGCCGCTTTGTACCTCTTGAGATCGGCAGCGGCTTCTTAATTCCTTGGAAGCAGATTAGTGAAGAACGTGATTCCCTATGGGCATCAGCTGTTCAAGCTTATCGTGATGGCAATTCATATGAATTCAATAGCGGTGAGATCGCTCAGATCGCTGAGTACATCCAAGAGTTTGGCGATCCAGATCCTTGGATGGAAAAGATTAGTCATTACGTCAGTCTGAAAGAAGAGGTTTCAGCTGCTGAGGTTCTTACCAAAGCACTTGACCTTGACCCCAGGCAGCAAGGACGACGCGAAGCTCGTCGAGTAGCTGATGTTTTACAAACACTTGGCTGGAGACGATTAAACACTTCACGCAAAGATCCTGTTACGAATAAGGTTAAATCAGTTCGACTATGGATTCGTCCTACTGACGATCCATTAACTGACGATCATATTCTCAACGACTTTTAAACACTATATATTTTTTATAAATGAAATCATCAGATATTCAGATTGGATTGCGGGTACGTGTGTCTTCTAATGACATGACAGCGCTTGTTGTAGGTAAGCCTGAGTACTACACCCCCAACACTAAACTTGTTCGTATAAAGTATGAAAATAGCACACGTTATGAATACATGATTAACCATCAATTGACTGCATTGCCAGCCGATGATCAATACCCAGCATTGGGCGGCACGTTTGCTAGTACCAAATCAGAGAACTAAATGGCTGAAGCTCAACCTAATAAACGAAGAGGAGGACATGCTTACGGTAGACGCCATTTGCAAATGTCCAATACTGCTGAAGAAGGCGAACTGTGTATCTACAGTGGTCACTCTCTTGGTAGATTTAGTTCTCACTCAATGCGCTATGACAGCCATCAGGCCTGTGTGCGATGCGTAAGCTCCGCAAGGGAAGGCATGTTGTCATTTGATATTGATCGCTTGATGAAAAAATACAGGAATAAAGCACTCAAGTTTTGGTCACAAGTTGATATTGGTCAACCAGACGAATGCTGGATGTGGAACGGAGTAGTAAATCCTAGAACCAAGCAGCCTCAGTTTGCATGGCGCAGGCCTGGTATCTCTACCTCAACTCAACATCACCCACAACGTGTAGCTATGTGGTTCACATGGGGAGACTTAGGTTTTACTGGTGTAAAGACTACCTGTGGTGAAAAGTATTGCTGCAACCCTTTCCATCTGATTCCTCAACACGTTGGAGTATTTGTAGATCAAGACAGTTACGTCGATTCCTTTGAACTAGCTTGTCAATTACACACGTTACGTCAACAAGTACAAGAATATGTAATTGAAGAAGCAATTAAAGAGGAGCAGAAGAAAGATGATACTGCTGAAATCGAAGCTAGGGCAGCGCTCTTGCTAGATCCAAACACGCAGTATGTTGATAGGTTTGAAGCTGTTATGACCGATATTTTAGCTGGCAAACATATCTCTCAAACAGAACCTTCTAATCCTGGTTTGTTTCGTGCTCCAACTGATAACGAGGAAAACGATGAAAACCCCACAGAAGAATTTTAAATTACTTATCCTAAACAAAGAGTCATTCAATTATGTCTAGACGTACAGATTTACTTCAGCAACTTCTTCAATCCGATAAATTCGGCGAAGAAAAAACCAATGAACAAAAGTTTTTGGCTGCTACTGCTGAACTTATTCTTACAGACTTAATCAACGTTGCTATGAATGGAGTTGAAACCTCAGGTGCCGGCTCCTTAGTCATCAATTTAGTTAACGACTCCACAACATATATGTCAGGCCATGATGTTGAATCTGATTTAGTCTCTGCTGAACGCGAAGAGGATACAGAAATTGTGGAGTTTTTGCGTTCACTGCTTGAGGAAATTGACGAGAATGACTGGTCTAAAAACGTATTAATTACATTGATCAGTGATGCTGGAACAAGAACATTTAGTCTCGAAGCAGGAGGGGGCCAAGAAAGCCTCAGAGCGATCACAGCAGAATTTAGCGGATAAGCTAAAAGCTTCTGGATTAAAACTCCCGTTATACCCACCCCTCAAATCATTGAACGTGCACGTACTGTCATGGGATCAATTGACTTTGATCCTACTTCTGACCCTGTACAACAAGTGCTTGTCGATGCTACTTCTGTACCGTCTGTAGAAGCTAACCCATTACAGGAACACTGGCATGGGAATGTGTTTGTCGCACCAAAAGGAGCTGTACGTACAACTCGCATCTGGCTGAATAAAACAATTAATGAGTATCGTAATCACCATATCAATAGTTTTGTTTTCTTCACTAATGCATCTGAGATTCTACGAGCAGCACCCGCTTTGCTTGACTATCCCTTCTGTATTCCATTCAAACGTATTAAACAGCTAAGGGCTACTGCCAAAGGATTTGAACCAGTCTGCCCTTCAACCTGGAACCTTATTATCTATGGACCACCAGTAGATGTGACGATTACCTCTGTAGACAAAGTTTCACTTTTCTATAATAGTTTTCGTGATATCGGTCGAGTAGTATTAAATGAGTTTACTGGTGATTCTTGGCAAAGAGATCTTGAATATTACGAAGAGCGTAAAGGTAACGTTTGATGGTTAAGCATCTTTCGCCAGCGTCTCTTTATAACTTACCTTCTGGTAACCAAGTTCATCCCTGTCGTTTAATACATAGAGATGGAACCATAATGTGGAGGCATGCTATCGTTTCTCCATATAATGAATTATTTATACCTGAATCTGAAGCACATGAAGCTCATATTATTAAGACGGCAGCTCGGTTAGAAGAGCTTAATTGTTGGGCATCACAGGGTCTTGAGCCTTGGGACTGCCTTATTCCTTTAATGTGGTACATACCAATTCATCAGCACATACCATTCTCTCAAGGCTATGCCTGTACTTTCAAACACGCCTCTATAGACACTAAAACCTTGTTAGAAAAAATCCGCCCCCATATTCAAGAGTTTGAATCTCTCTCACATGCAGACGGTGACCTTTACTTTCAACGATGTTAGCCGGCTAACGCCGGCCATTTGTTAGTCGAGTTTATCGATAAGTCGATTTAAATACCAGACCGCTTTCTCACAGTCTTGCTTAGGGTTGTCCTTAAGCCATACACGCAACAGATATTTCAACGCTTGGCCTTGTAGATATCCTTCTGTATTACCAGGTGCATCAGTGATAGCTTGCTCAATAATGTCAATGACTTCCTGACTGCCTCGTGTGTAATGAGCTGGACTGTTGACCATATCTTGCTTGCCATAATTATTACGAACATCAAGCCAGGCCAAGGATTTTTTGTTAATTGATTCATATGGCATGCGATTCATATTATATTCCTCAAATTCGTCATATTCTTTTTTGAACTTGCCGTAATCCATATGTCTCATTTATTAGTTCACTTATCTAATATAGAAACAACCGACTCAATATGTGAGATATGCCTGCACCAAAGTCAGACCCAACCTTTATCAAAAACAAGGATAAATACTTTATGGATCTTGCCAAGCAAGTATCTACTGGCAGTACTCACCCTATTGCTCCTGGTGGATGTGTAATTATCCGTGATCGAGAGATTTGCGGTGATGGTAGAAGTATTCTGGCTGACTGCAAAGTAGAGCTGGATTGCATTACATATGCTATTGCCACTGCCTGTAAACGTGGCACACCTATCACTGGTGCAGTTATTTACTCGACACGATACCCATTCTCTGCGTCCGTCTTTCAGCTTTATCTGATGGGCATTCGCAAAATTATCGTCCTAGCTCACGAATGGGAGCCTTATTACAAGGACGAATTTAGACGTGCAGCACGATTAGCACGAGAACTTTTTATATCCATTGAACCACTATTTGACGATGCAGACGAACGCTTTGAAAACAACAATCAAGCTCCTAGATTCGATGACAGGGAACAACAATTCCAAGACAAAGATCTCTACACGCATAGCCCGACAGAATCAAGCAGTTTCGATGCTTCACAATATGACGAACAAATCAATGAAAACAACAACAGCACTTCTATTTGACCTTGAATCTACTGGCCTCTTGCGTCGTGGTTCTAAAATTCATTGCATTGTTGCACGTGACTTAAGTCAATCTGACAAGCCACTTGTGTGGGATGCTCCGCGCTTAGATCTTGATGATGGCATTGAAAGCCTACGCCAAGCTGATGTACTTATTGGACACAATATTATTGGCTATGACATTCCTCTAATTAAAGAGACATACGACTTTGACTATCAAGGTCAAGTCATCGACACTCTTGTTCTTAGTCAGTCTGTTCTATCCACACATTGCTGACCGTGATCACGAACGTCGGCCAATCGGTATGCCACAAAAGCTCTATGGCCGTCATAGCCTAGAGGCATGGGGCTATCGCCTTAAGTGTTTCAAAGGTGACTTCGGTAAGCACGAAGCTGCTTGGGATGTTTACACCCCAGAAATGCTTGACTACTGTATTCAAGATACAGAAGTTACCGTAAAACTATATGAGCTCATGCTCCGCAGGATGAATGATTATGCCTAAGAAAACTGATCCATTAACTAAAAAAGAGATGCAAGTTGCTGCTAAAGAGTTTTATGAACTCTTTTCAGTAGTACGTGCTGTTATGCCTGATGAAACAACAGTTGAAGATTCTCTCAAGATCATGGAGAATGTAGCGAAGCTTGCACAGAAGAAGCGAGCAGACGAACGCGAAAAAGAAGTGACTGAAAAATTCGGATTCAATAAGGAGAAACCTGACAATGCTTGATTGTGTACATCTTGAAATGCGTATGGCTGAGATCATGTCTCAGCAAGAAGCATCAGGCTTCCGCTTTGATGTACAAGCTGCAGAACGTGTACGCAACGAACTCTCTGCTGAGATGCAGGACCTAGAAGCAGCAATTATCTTAAGCGCTTCCCTTATGTGCCAGGCAAAGTCTTTACGCCTAAGAGACAGAACAAAGCTAAAGGGCTATGTAGCTGGTGCACCTTTCACTAAGCTGCTTGATTTCAATCCCACTAGCAGACTGAACATTGTCATGGGCGCTACAGCACCTTCCGTGGTGCTCGCTTTACACGGCTCACCGACCTAGCGGTAAGCCTCAAGGTTGATGAAGCTTGCCTAGCTGAGATCCGTGACCTTGCACTGCAGCAAAAGAACGAACTGCTGCATGAAGAGTGCGAGATGTTCATACGTCTATTCACATCTGCAGAAGTGGCTAGGGCAGCTGTCTGAAGGTGCTAACTCCTGGTTCAACACTATTGAGCATGACAACTGCATCCATCACAGCTGCAGCCTCGCTACGCAGACCGGGAGGAACGCACACCGTGGTCCCAACCTGGGCCAAGTTGTATCTGCACCGTGGGCGCGGCAGCTGTTTATTCCGCACCCTGGCCACGTCATGGTCGGGGCTGACTTGGAAGGCCTGGAACTTCGGGCGTTGGGGCACTACCTATCTGTCTTTGATGAGGGGGCCTTTGCTGACGTTGTCCTTAACGGTGATATTCATCAGCAGAACGCAGACCGTGTGGGTTGCACACGTAAGGAAGTCAAGACGCTCACCTATGCGTTTATCTATGGCGCTGGTGACGTGAAGATGGGGCACAGCCTCAGCCCTGAGCTGTCCGACCCACAGAAGAAGCAGCTAGGTCAAGAGCTGCGACGCAAATTCCTTGACGCCATTCCTGGTTTGGAGCCACTTATCGATGCTGTTAAACAAAAAGTCCGTGATACCGGTCGTCTTAGGGGCCTCGATGGCCGCCCTATTTTCTGTCGCGCAGAGCATGCGTCACTCAACTATTTACTCCAGTCATGTGGAGCCATACTCAGCAAGCGTTGGGTGGTAGTTGGGCAAGACTTGCTTAACCAAGCAGGGCTTACCTACAACCGTGACTACACCCGTTGCGCCTACGTACACGATGAAGTTCAACTCTCTGTTGTACCAACTGAAGCTGATCATGTAGCAGAACTACTTGTTAAAGCTGCTCCTATCGCTGGACAGTATTACAAGTTCCGTGTGCCGATTACAGCAGCTGCTGATACTGGAGCAAGTTGGCAAGATACACATTGATATAATTAAGTCTATGGAAGAGACTGAAATTACATTTACAATGAATGAGCGTTCAGTACGAGCGCTTCATTCTGCTGTGGTCTTTACTTTAGATAAGTGGGCCGGACAAGGAGAACTTGATCAAGAATGCTTGCTGGGTATTAAACCAGCACTGCAAGGATGTGTATTTGAATTCGATTTCAATAGACCCACAAAGTAAGAATGACCAACAAATCACTGTATATATACAGAGTAAAGGATCGCTGTATAACTCATGATGGGTATATTCAAATTGGAATCTTCAACCATTCAGTTGAGAAACATTTTGAACTATGCCCTGAAATAAACTGGCTAGAAACCTATTGGCTACCTGATGTTTTTGCTAATAGGTATAAACGAGCCTCGTTTCAAGCAACTGCTCGCAAAGCGGGTGGTAAAGATGTAATTGAAGAAAGGCCTAGAGATTTCCCAGGCTAATCGATCAATTGCTACACTAGTAATACGTTCATCTCAACATATTGTTGAGACGCAAGTAAGCAAGTTAAGTGCTGAAGGAACGGGAAATTTCCCCTCATTAGGAGTTTCCAATGTCTAACATTCAAATCATGAGCATTGAATCTGCTCGCAAGAAAATGGCGCGTGCTCGTAAAGAGCTTGAGCTTGCCAAAATTAACGATACTGTTTATCGCGGCACTCGTTATTCAATCCACCACGAACCAGCAGAGACTCACGGCACCTTTGTATACCGTGGGCGTACATACACTAAATAGTATTTAAGCCCCACATTTAAGGGGCTTTCTATTTATACTTATAAAGTCCAATGTACTTTATGAATGTCAATCGAATGGGCTGCTGGCCTATTCGAAGGTGAAGGCTATATAAGAAAATTTAGTCCGCTTAAGCACGACTATTCTGTTCATATAAAAATGACAGACTTAGATATCCTAGAACGTTTCGAAGAAATGTTTGGCGGAACAATTAAACGTCGTCCACTTACTGCTCCTCATCACAAACCCATATGGGATTGGAGATTAGGCACTAAAGCTAAAGTTAAAAACTTTCTTCTTTTAATGCTTCCACATTTCGGATATCGCCGCACATATTTAGCTCAAAATTTACTTGATGCTATGGACGCCTGCTAACGCAGGCTCCTTTTTCACTTTTTTCATACAATAGAAGTAGTATTTATGTCAGTTAAATGGATATACTTGGCAGTCTTAACCGGTTTGCCGGAGGCATTTATGGGAAAGTCAGTGACGCTGTGAGGCAAGTCCTGCCTGAACCACCAACACCTATGGCTCAAAAAGCCGTACCTGTAAGTAACGTAAGTCGTCCTAACATTCCACCAGATGTTGAAATACTACATGATGGATTTACGACATACAAGATGAATGAGCTGTCCGATGGGACCATTATGCCAATGTCCACATCATCTGCCTCTGCATTGACTGGTAATTATATTGTTGAAACCGGTGATCCAACACTGAGTAACACTGACGTTGTTGAAGTAAATGCAGGTGAAGGTCGAGGCGTAGCTCAGTACACTCATGCTCGACGTGATCCTTACGATCAAGCCCGTCTTGAATACATTAAAGATGGCGGTGATCCTAACGACATGGCAGGGTTTCAAATGCCTTATGCAGCAGCTGAATATGCAGGTAAATATGACCCTGCTCCAGGGGCAAGTCTCTCAGGGTTTACTGGCGCATTAAGTGGCGAAACAGATGGCATGAGCTTGCCTCAAGCTGCCACTCACTTCCGTAAAGACTTCTTCCGGCCTAGCGTTCCTCATAACGATCGGCGTATTAAAGCAGCACAAAACGTTGATTCAATGATCCGGCAAAGAGATCAACGGTTGCAAGATCTGTCTCAAAAAGCTGAGTTAAATAACGGAGGTCTGTACATCGTTGGTGAACGTGGCAGAGATGGCCGTTATTGGGCCGGTGATGATTTTGGATGGCAATCACCTGCCAGCTATAAAAAGCTTATTGGTTATTAATCGTAAATGTCGTAGATGTTATCTTCCATCTCTGGCCGTAATTCTTTAGCCCTTCGTTTCTCGTCACCGATCTGTCGCTGTCTGTCCTGCTGAATACTCAATCCCTGCGTCATACCGCCAGTTCCTGGTGTCTGCGTTGTTGTACGTTCTTGACGTTTACCTTCGTAGTCCATTTGACCTTTGTAAGCACGTAAATAACTTTGCGCTTTTTCCTCATTAGCTTTGCCGCCACCAGAACGCAGGTCACTTCTGTCTCTCATATTTAATCGACGTTGGTCGATAGGTGCATTCCTAAAAGCAGACACTATGATTTCACAGCTTTTCTACTATTATAAGTGGTTCTTTTGGCTCAGGTTCTGCAAAGAAGCAGGTTATCCAGTCTGCATGTCTTTCTAACAATTCAACAGGTAAAGCTTCCTCAAGCATATTGATTGCAGCTATCTGATGAGGCTCTCTGTAATGCTTAAAGATTTGAGTTAAGTGCATCAAACACCAATAGCTGACTGAAGGTCTTTTACTGCCTTAGCGACAGGAGCGACAATCATCATGGTTTTCTTAGGTGCATCAGCTTCAGACTGCTCTAAGACACTTGTTACAATTTCAATTTTATTTTCCAAAGTGGTGAGTCTAGCTTCCGCTTCTTTGGATTTATAATCTGTAAACTTCATGCTCACAAGAAGTGCCAAGATAGGCCCAATGATTATGTATTCCATATTTATATCTAAACTAAAATTAGTCTAATATAAATCACATCATAGTGAGACCGTCATCATCAATATCATCAATCTCCCAACCCTCATCCATGATGTCAGCAGGTAATATATCATCTTGCATTTTTAATAGCTCGATGAAAGTATCTTCAGAAATAATTTCAGGCATACCTTGTTGAAGCTCTTGCACCTTAAATAGGATTCCATTGCCCATTAGCAACTCTTGAACTCCATTCTTCTGTTCCATGCGTGACTTGAGCAACCGTACAGCGGTTTTCTCTAGTGCACCTCTACTCATTCGAGCCACTTCATATCGTGCTCGCTGTAAGGCAAACCTCTGTTCGATTGTCAATTCGTTCGTCATAATCATCTAAGTCAATACGCTTGTTAGCAATCCATTCTTCAATAAGCTCTTGTGCAACAGCATTATAAAAAAGCTGTCGTTGATACCAGGGTAGCCATAATTCACTTCCTTTGGAGTGATTGCATTCTCTGCAACAAGGAACTAAATTTGACCTTAAATTACTTCCACCTTTGCAGCGTGGTTTCAAGTGATCAAGAGTGTCAGCTCTTCTTATTCGGCAATAAGCACATAGTCCTCCAAAACTGTAACGAATGTCTTCTCTAAACTGTCGCTTGGCGGAGCCTTTTGAAAGGCACTGGAGATTGAACATAAGTTCTCCCCAATCTTCTGCGTATCCCATGTAGTTGTTGTTAGCAACCTAAAATAAGTCTAACTACACATTGATTCATTATTTCTAATCCTTGTTTTTAGTCTTTAATGACAGACGCATTTCTCCACCTAAAGGTGTTTCTCCATCAGTAATTTCTGTAAACTCTACTGTTTTGTCTGTTGGTTGAGACGCAAGCCATTTTTCCTCAGCAGCATCTAGCTTGTGAGGAAGCGTTGCATAAAACTTACGTGCTTGTATTAGACGCTTTAAGCGTTCAGCATTACCTAGAGTGTCAAACGTAAATATCCACTGACCATCGTCAGGGATGTTTAGATCTTTTTTCCGGGCTTAAGTGATTTCAATGTATGAAATACAAGCTGAATGATTGAATTGTCTTTCAGGGGACTTAGAGCAATGATTTCACTAGCTGCCGCCAAGATGATCCAAAATACTGCTGATTCAAGAATAGCCATAATATGTTTTCAACTACTTCTATTCTATATACCACGCAAACCACACTAAACTACGGTTAATCCTATAAACCTATTCCGTAATCCCCTCCCTATAGGGATTTATTTATGCAGTTTATAGAGAGTAGTGTGGTTAGCGTAGCAACTAAGTATCGAACTACTGCCTTACTTGACGAATTGCTTTTAACTTATCCTCCAAAGTCCAAGTTCCGTATCGTGCTGTCATTCCATTTATTTTGTGGCCTACGATCTTAGAGATCATCGAGTCCTGCAGCTCTGCTGACCTACAGCGAGTAATGAAGTTGTGACGCAGTGAGTGTGCTGCTTCACCCTTTGGTAGCTCCAATCGCTCGCTAAACATCTGACTCCAGTTCTTGCCTGGGTTTTGGCTGTAGTCAGTTCTAAGACGATTGACATGTGGATAGAACTCAGGATGAATAGGCAGGTCTCTCTGAGCACCGGGCTTGATATTCCTAAGGCTATTATCTCTAATTCTGAAGTATGGGATCTGATTGTCGAACCGTATTTCGTTTGGCAACAGACCTGCAATTTCACCGATGCGGAAGCCATGAAACCAGATGGCTAGGAAGATGGGATCTGCCTGATACCTCCCGTAGAAACTAAAGGGTCTGACTAGATACTCTTTACCTAAGCGGTTGTAATCAGTTTTTAGTTTTATCTTCTTGCTTGCCTTACTCCAGTAGTTAGGCACATCAATAAATTCATCTTCTATTCCCATATTCCAGATGCCTGTCAGCAGGCTTAGGCGGCGGCGCAGTGTCTCAGGAGAGAGGGGACCGATTGGCTTGAGCTGAGACTGCCAATAACGAGTAACTGTAGCCCTGTCGATGTCGTTGACCTCAACATCAGCTATAGGCTTAGCTGCTTTAAGCCAGCATTTAAATGTTGAATCGCGAATGTCTTGTTCATCGCGAACTCTTAAGAGCAATTGAGAGACTTTCATTGTGTATTCGGGTTATAAGCAACGCCAATACATATCTAACAAAAAACCCCACCCTTGGGTGAGGTTTAAGCTAGAGAACGGAGAGGGAGGGATTCGCTCCTTCCGCTATTAGCGTTGTTGCCTAACTGTACCCCATAATCATGCCTTGAACAATCAGCTGTGCTTATCATTCAAAGCCAATTTTTTCCACAGGTGTTTGACGTTCCTCCCAGTACTGGCCTACTAAAAAAGGCTTCCCTTTGCGATATCCAACTGTCTGTCGAAGACGATGCTTGTCATCATCAAGCAGGCGAATCTCTTCACGGAATTCCATACCGTCATATGCGCTGTGTAAAACGACAGTGTCTTCATCAAGCAACGTCAGTTTGCTGTCGTTAGGGTCATCAGTAAAGTAACCAATATCACGATGCAATAGATCCCCATCAATTGTCAGGTTCATATTACCTGAACTCACTTCACCATTCCAACTGATATTTACTTTGTCGTCTTCGACTTTAATAGTAAACTCAGTGTTGTATGAATCATCTTTGTACGATGGTAATGTTAGGTATCGCCTATAAGATTTCCAGTCACCTGCACAACGAGAAAACCAGCTAGAAAAATTTGACATATTATGTTATCAACTAACTTGATCTTAGTAGATATGAGTTATAAATAATAGCCAATACAATTATGAAACTTAAAGAAGAACCACGTTAGGGTTTCTGATTAATCGCTAGTAGGCAAAGCAGCGGTTGGAGGAGTGAAGTTTGATGTATAGCGCTCAAAACTAGAGATTCTAACATCATCCATAAAATAATCACCCCAATTATAGTCTCCGAGCCTTGTCCAATTTGCGTTGTCGCTAGAGATATCATTACCACTTGTTGTTCCCTGTGAATTCCCATTCAGGTAAAAGGTGATTACACCTGTAGTTGCATTCCTGGTAAATGCAATGTGATGCCAAGTTTGTTTAGTAAAGGTAACACCGCTCTGTATAGTATTTGAGCCATTAGAATCATATAACAAAAAAGTTACTGTATCACTTCCATTTGTTGCCGAATACTTAAACGCTGTACTGTCGTAATCGAATAAAGTTACAATTTTAGTGAGGTTAGATTGGGAGACATGATTATCAAGATATATCCAAAATTCTATAGTAAATGCACTAGCAACAAAATTAGGTATGTTCGCATAATAGAGTTACTTTCCTCTAATTTTACCGAATGGGTGCCAAACTTTTTAGGGCTTCCAATACGCACGGAAGCATCATCGTGACTATCTGAATATACATTATCTGATCCGTCACTAAGGTTCGTATCGAATGTGAGTCGCAAAATGACCTGATCCCAGTCAGTATCGGGATCTCCTGCTGCAGGAGGTACGTCAACTAAATAAAGCTTACGCCAATCGGTCCCATCGTAGAAATATGGACGGTTGTCGCTAGTTAAAGCGCAAAGATCACCAAAGTTTAAATTAGTAGTTGGAAGTGCACTGAGAGAAGGTAGTCCTATTTTAGATGCTGTCAGCCTTCCAATGCTAATATCATTGGTTGTAGTTGAGCCTCTTCCGGTAACGTCATCAAGAGTACTTGACTCTGTATCAGCAGTAATTGTGACATCTCCTGATGACTGATCTACAGAAATTCCATTACCTGCGATGATGCTACTAACACCGGAACTGTCACCGCCACCTTCAAAAGTAATATCTAGTTCTAGAAATTGGTTACCTACAGCATCTGTAAAAAACTTCTCAGTTCTATAGTTGTAATAAACTTCCGCATAACCTAAGGCTTTATTTGCATTATTAATCATCAATCATAAGCAGTTACATTACTATTATTTTAACTAAGCTTCTACTTAGAATTTCTAGCTGATTTGCCTGCAGTTTTTGCAGCTTTCGTGTTTGGTGTCACTTTCTGCCCACTCTTAGATGCTGCTCGTTTTTTAGCATCTGTTGCGGCTTTCTGTTTCGGCGTTAATTTGCTCCAAGCCTTCTTAGGAAGATATCGTTTAGTCGAACCATCAGACTGCTTGGCTTTGTCACCAGCACCGTCTTTGGTTTGCCACTTCTCTTTGCCCCATTTTTTGAGCTTATTAGTTTTAGAAGTAGGTTTTTTACCTGCATAACTACCACCACTATCTTTGTAGTATTTAGTTGCCAGTTGCATCGCACGAGCACTGTGCTTGCCACCCATCTTGGCTTTAGCTCTTGATTTAGCAGCTGCCCACTTTGCTGGATCTTTCTTTTTAGCAGTTCCGTCAGCCATTACTTTTTACCTTTACTGTGCTTACAGCCGCAATTGCCTTTAGGTTTTACGGGTTTCTTTGCTGGTTTAGACATACTTTTGACCTAGTAGTTGTGGGCCATGGCTTGTTCCACCACGGGGTTTTGCTGGATAAGTTTCAGGCTTAGATGCACAACCTTCACCTGTATTTACCATTGGTTTTAATGCTTGACCTGCCATACGAATTAGCATTTCCACCTCGCTCGTGCAGCTTTACCTCTTTCACCTTTCCATCCTTTAGAACGAGCACAGAATGATTTCTTACGTGCACCTTCTTTTGTTCCAGGTTTACCATTAGGTGCGGGAGCTTTAAGGTTAGAACCAGTCTTCTTGTTAATTGCCTTACGGCCCTTCTCGGTAAGGCCTGCGCCAGCTTTAACTGAAAGTTTATGTCCTCCTTTGACAGTCATGCCTTTCATAGCACCCTTCTTTTTACTCTTGGCAGGAGCTTTAGCTTTAGGCCGAACCGGAAGTCGTGCAGCCATAATATTATTTATAAACTATACATTTATTGTAATGGGTCCGGTTTGCCTGCAATAATTGCTACTGCACGTTTGTAAAAATAACAATCAGTTTTATTGGCTTTTTCCAGAGCATCTTTTACTTTAGCCCAGTTGTCTTTCTCGTGTTTATCCATTGTCTGTAAGAGTAAGGAAATCCATCTCAGCATGCATTTGATCACTTAGAGCGCACACTTGAGCACAAGCACCTAAGATTAATCCACGCTGATTTGGGCTTAGTGGTGCTGTTTCAGCATCTTCAGATAAGACATTAGAAATATCACCTAAACACATAATAATTGCAGGCAATCCCCATTTTTCAACTAAGTTGTGAAGTACAGACAATAGAGGATTTTCTCCACTTTCTACAGCTTTCCAGAAGTCAGTGCGTTCTTCAGGTGTCATAATAAAGACTCATTTATTATATTGTAGTAGTTAGAATGCTTAAGAATAGAAATATAAAATGGCTAATCTATCATTCAAAGAGTTTGAAAACTTTTTCAAGTATTACAAATCAGAACCTCAGCAAAAGGCTGGTGTGCAAGTTTTGTACGAGCAGATGCGAGATGTGCTTAAAGATGATCAACACGCTTGGGTTAAGACCTACCGTGACAAGCCTGGGGTTACAAGCAGCACCATATTAAGTGTGCCATTTCAAAGTCAAAATGATAATTCATCGGGATCGGGATTTAGAGAATGCTTTTCAAGTAGCATGGCAATGGTTGCAATGTACTACGGAAAGATAGATAATGATGACGATTACAACGCGATCCGTAAGCAATATGGAGATACAACGAATGCGCAATCACAAGTTAACACTCTGAAGTCTCTTAATCTTGATGCAGAGTTTAAGTTTGACGGTACGACACGAGCCTTGAAAGACGCTATTGATGCTGGAAAACCAGTAGCAGTAGGTTGGTTATTTGAGGGGCCTGTTAGCTCACCTTCAGGGTCTGGTCATTACTCAGTAATTATTGGCTATGACGACGACAACGAAGTGTGGGTGGTCAATGATCCAAATGGAGAAGCATCACTTCGCAGTGGTGGCTATACAAATAACCTTGATGGTGCAGGGATAAAATACAGCTACAAAAACTTTAACCCACGTTGGATTGTTGAAGGTGAAGGTAGTGGATGGTATATGGATGTTAGTGATCCAAATCTAAAAAAGTAAAGGCGGGAGCTCATTCGGTTGAGCCTACCCGCACATCACAAGCTGGTGTTGACCTTATCAAGTCTTTTGAGGGCTTAGAGCTTAAAGCGTACTATTGCGCCAGTTCAGTACTCACGATTGGATATGGCCACACTCAGCAGGTATTTGATGGTCAGGTAATTACTGAAGATGATGCAGAAGAGTTATTACGCAAGGACCTCATGTGGTTTGAAGAGCAGGTCGTCAAGATCATTTTACCTGTTCTAACTCAACATGAATTTGATGCAATTGTAAGTTTTGCATTTAACGTTGGCAGTAATGCACTAGAAAACAGTACTTTTACTCGTCGTATCAATAACGGCGAGAAGAAAGCATTGTGTTTTCAGGAAGAATTCCCAAAATGGGTTAATGGGAATACCGGCCCATTGTTGGGCCTTGTTAAAAGGCGAGATGCTGAAGTTAAATTAGCAACTAGTTAGTCAGGAACAACTTCCGATTCACTCACTTCTGTTTCACCTTCGACTACTTCTTCTGCAAATTCAAGGGTATTGAGGAGCTGCTCTAGCAATGCTCCCGAAAGCCGTTGTAAATTAACATCACCTGTTGTACGAGCAGCGGCATAGCTGTTGACAGCAGTAACAAATTCAGATTTTTTACAAGCCATGATTATAAATTAACTCTCTATTAGTATAGTCACTTAATAGTAGTAAAGTGGCAGCTATTCGTTAGGGTTTTCTTCACTCTCATCTACACCTGCATCCTCAGTATCATCTTCAGCGGAGTCATCGACTGTTTCGCGAGGCCAAGGGAATCCATATCCTAGAGTTGGCGACATTTGCTCATTAATTTCTTTAGTCAGCGATTCTTCAATGAATTTACAATTTTCATTGCCTAACTGTTCTTTGATCCAACCAACAACTAATTCGTTTGTCAAGTCACTATATGCAATAAGTGTCTCAGGACGGTCAAGATTTAATTCGCTAGATCGGGTATAAGAATGTGTAACTTCGACAGCATCTTTATAAACAATTTCAGCGACGTAATTTACTTTTTTGACGTAGCCATCTGATAGGTCTCGCGTCAGATTTGTAACTCTCCAATTAATATCAAAATTCATTTTCAATGCCCATAATCTGACTTATTTAAATTGTATATGGTTTGGAACTCTGATGTAGAAAGTTTCCTGTTATACATATAAAAGTGACCTAAGCGGCCTTCCCAACCTCTAAATGAGCTTTCTGGATCTGCTCCATAATATATAGTTGAAGTTGATCCAATTGTCTGCGATGAGTGAGTGTAAGTTCGAGTGTCAATAGATTCAGCTGAGGATGTTCTCATGAAAAACTTAGCTGAACTTGAGTCAACTCCAACACCTACCATGCACCAAGCATTGAGTGGAGTATCTAAATTTGTCAGATAAGTATAAGTACCAGAATTATTATTGTTCCAAAAGTATCCAAACTCTTCGCCGTCGTAACCTACCTCCATTCCAAACGATGTGCCGTTCCCATACCTTATATCAAATATACCTTGAGTTTTGGATGCACCCCTATAGACCCATGCAATAAATGTGGCAGAAGAGTAACTTCCAGTAGGTCTAGTCGTGACTTGCCAATGGTTGCTATTACTGGTTGTAAAATATTCAGGCGAACTGCTGGTATAAGAAGGTGAACCAACTTTAGTCATTTGATTATTTGTTCCTTCGGAGTCGTTCCAAGTGCTACCAGAACTGTAAGCACTAGGTTCCATGTGCATGATTAGCCCACTTGATGGGGGGCCAGAACTGGAACTTGTTCCATAAAAATCAGAAAAATCTAGAGCGCCGCTGGATGGCACACCAGAAGCGGCAGCGTAGTACTCGCTTAAGCTATGAGGCGTAGAGCCGCCAAACTCAGCAGCAATCTCTGATAGTGAGATTGACCCAGATGATTGTAATGCCATTATTTATCACCTTTAAGGTTTTTAATTTCTTGTCTTAGTTCATCAATTTGTGTTTGTTGTTCTTTAATTGATTCAATTAAAAGTGGCACTAACTTTTCATATTGAACAGTAAGATAGTTTTCACCAGAGAGTGAAATGAATTCCGTTCCTTCATGGTTAAGTTCGGAATCAAAGGGTGCGGGTGCTACCGCCTGTGGTATTACATCTTGAACCTCTTGAGCGATCAAGCCAACTTCATCTTTTTTACGTCTAGGATTAAAACCTACTTCTTCAGATTTGTCGTTCCAATCAAATATATAACCATTTAGTTTTTTAATTTTATCAATCGGTTCTTCAATACTTCTGAAGTTTTCCTTCAATCGTCTGTCAGATGAATATGCAGTGATATCTGCGGTGGCACTAATGGATCCTGTGACAGTTACCGCACCAAGGTCCATTGTCATTATATTGGTCAAATTTGTGCTTGTACCTCCAGTAACACTATCCTTTAGTTCAAATATTAGTCTGGCATTTGTACCATCAACAGGGCTTTCAATACGAGCAGAACTACCACTCTGATCAGGTTCACCAAAGGCATGATTAAAAGTAAGATTACAATTACCTTGACCATCATTAATGGTCATTGCAAGACTGCCACTTCCTTCACCGACTTGAATATTATTTGATGATGATTTAATCTCTCCCGTACTATTAATGGTTCCGGTAACTGCAAGTCCTGAAGATGAGAATGTAGATGCATTGCCTCCTACACTGATATAAGGTTTGCATTAAAATCACCAGTATTAGCAGTAGAAACGCACGTGATAGATGCTGCATCATTGTACGAATCTGCATCATATCCTTTCCATAAGATTTGACCCAGAGAATCACCAGCTGTGATTTGAGATGGGCCACCAGATCCACCTCTGGATTTTTGGATTATAAATGTTGAATCATTACCATTGCCAACTTTTGTGCTTAATGTAATAGAGTTGCCAGTGTCACTTTCAACAAGTAAAGGAGAATTTTCAATTGTTGTGCCGCCGCTAAACTTCTGACTGTTCTCTGAACCTAACATACCAGTCTGGAGGTTAATGAAAAAAGGTCTCATGGTGGACCATGATCCTGATGGATCTGCTCCTGCAGCAGACAACAATATATAGTAAATACCTCCATCATTTCTATGAATAACAGTTTCATCATCTGGATTGTGGAGCAATAATTGGTTGCCACTAGTTGAGAATGTTCCTGAAGTAAAGTAAGAAGCGCCCCAGTATTTTGTATCAGTACCAATAGACCCTGTGCCACTAACTTGTGGTCTAAAAATCCCTGAGTCTTCTAATATAGTTGTGTCTACACCGTTGTCTCGGAAGGCAATGCCATTTTGTTTGAAGTCAACGTATGTCCAACCGTTGCTGTTATGTCTGATGCTTGTATCGTCACTGCCACCAAAGTAAGCATATTCCTCATCAGCAAAGTCTAAGTGCCCACGAATATTGACACGACCATTAAATGTTGTGTCCTTGGCAAAAGCCAGAGTACTAGCTGTCCATGAAGCAACTTCAGAATTGTTACACCAAAACTTCAAATTACCGTCAGAAGGGCATGAGAATCCAGTATCGTTATCAGCACCTAAACAAATATCTAAGTTAGTTCCAGGATTAGATGCTGTTCCAACAGCAAGTTTTGTACCATGGATGTTTCCATTTACGTCTAATTTTGCGGCTGGAGCTGATGTACCGATGCCGATGCTACCACCAAAATAATTTGGAACATCGTCAGCTATATGAACACCCCAAGCATCTGTCGGGTTAGTTCCGGCATAGTTACCATAATATAAGTACGATGTACCAGTCTGTGCAACGTCATCATTATCATCAAATTCTGCTCGGAATACATACATAGTTCCGTAATGATCGCCAGTATTATTTGGTATTTCTATTTCTGCGTAACATCCATGAGCAGCATTAATGGTTCCAGTATCAGCAATATTGGTAGATTTAAAGTAACCTCCGTACATATTATTAATGTCTGAATTAGAATTATCTGAGACAGCTTCACCTTTTACACCAATAACATTAGTTACAGCACCAGCACCTCCGTTGTCTTCTGCACGACCATAAACTCCAGTTACATTTGTAACTGTTCCCGTAGTAGGGGTGACAGTAGAGTCAGCATATATTGCGTAAGCATTATCAGCATCACCTGTGACATCAAGGTCAACGAATATTCCGTATGCGCGGTGTTCATGGGAGGTACCTCCGCCAGTAGCAGTAGAGTCCACATCAATCCAAAGTCCACCCTGGTGGTGGTCTCCGGTAAATGTGTTTGAACCAGATAGAGTTGATTCAATCTCTTGGGCGAAGTAATAATTCAGCGCAGGATTCGTTTGGTTAGCAAGAATACGTAATGCACCAGTTTCCTTGTCATTAACGGTGATGGTTAACGCACCAGTCATGGTGTCGTCAGTATTAGACCTCAAGAGAGTTGAGTAGTCAGAAGCTCCTGCAATTGTTCCTCCGGTGAAGTTACCAGAGCCATTAATGCCTTTGGACGTACCGTCAACAAAGAAACCTCCATCTGCACGGATGTAGCGAGGGGTGTAGATGTTTTTGTTGGTCGTTTGGTTGAGTCTCAACCAAGTAGTGTCATGACATCCAATCTCACCCATGCGGGTAGTGCCGTTGTAAAAGATAATATGATCAGAAACGCCATTATCCGCTTTTTGGATTAGGATTCTTTCGTTTGCGGATCCATCTCCGATCCTTAAGTCTGCGTCATTGTCTACCCTCAGATCACCTGTAAAAGTTGCTCCGCTCAGCTGAGCATAACCAGCAGCACTGTGATCACCCCACCCATGAGCAGTATCCCAATTAGCATCTTTTCTTGTACCCGCACCAGTTCCCGATCCAGGTTTAGAATATATACCCTCTTTGTACATCAACTTGCCATCAGCAAGAATAGTCCTAGTGACTTCTGTTCCACCTAAAATAAATGCCTCAGAGCTGCCGTATGATTCAGCATCTAGGTGATTGTATTCAATATGACCAATCTGATCATCAGGAACATCAGAACTAAATGTTACACGAACAGGTTCACCATTAGTTGTTGACCTTAAATTGAGTGCATCTCCATCTTTTGTGATAGTAGTTGATCCTACTATAGTTGCATTTTGATTAATGGTTGTTTGAGTATTATTAACTTCTAATCTTTCATTATTACCAGTTACGACTCTCCATTGATCATTAGCATGGAATTCAATATAACAATTAGTATCACCATCATGGAATATTCTATGTCTTAGACCAATATCTTCTACTTCTATAATATTATTACCATTTAAATCAAGTTGTTGATTTAATCTAAGTCTATTAAAACCAGTAAAATCTAAGTAGTTAGAAGCATAAGAAGTATTAATAGTTGCATAACCATCACGGTCTTGGAACAGTTCAAGACTTCTTGTCTGACTACTACCACCTTTGAGGACTAGTTTACTACTAAAGGCACCACTTTGAGCAGCACCATCCTTAGCACCAAATAGTGTTATATCGTACTGACCATCAGAAGTATGAGTTTCGTTGTTAATATCACCCAAAGTATTAACAGTCGTACTAATTGAAGCATTTGCACTTCCGTCAATTGAAGCTGATCCACTTACATTTCCAGTTAAAGATACAGTTCTTGCTGTAGTCCATTTTGGTGCGCTTGTTACACTGAATGTAAATTCTTCAGTGGTTGTACCTCCGGCTCCAAGGTTGGTAATTGATATGCCAGTACCTGCGGCAACATTCCATCCATCTAGAACAGCTGTAGTAGCACCGGAAGTTCCTTGTTGTATTCGATAAACAAGTAGTCCTTGAGAAGAATCAAAACCTAGTTGCCCATCAGCAGTAAGATTACTTTTCTCTAGATTATCAAAAGTAATAATTCTTGCTTGAGAGTCTCCAATATCAGTAATTCGTGCACCAGGAATTGATCCAGATGTTAGGTTCGTTGCATTTTGATAGTAACTACCTTCTTGCCCATCGAGTAAGTCAGCGTCCAAACCACTAGTATCACCGTCATTGCCTGCGTGCCAGACCTTACTAGTACCTGTAGTTCCAATAAAAAGTTCACCATCACCTTGCAAATCTAGTTTTTTAGTCCATGTACTGCCTGAGTCTGTTGTGTGAGAAATACCAAATAATCCAGACTTACCACTATTAGCACTCACATCCCCTAATACAAGTGCTTGATGGGTTGTACCTTGTTCGTTTACGATTACGACCGATTGATTAAATTCCCAATTAAAACCATATCCATCGGATGTTGCATACTGGAATGAGCCATACTTATCATTAGGGATATCTCCAACTTCTACTGTCCCTGCTACAACAATATTTTCGCTAAATGTTGCCCGTGCATTATCCGCGTCTACACTGAAAAGAGTAGTGTCGTCTGACGCTCTTTCAAAGCCTAACGTGTTGGGAGTTGATCTGTAGATAAGATTGATAGAATCAGAATCTACCGTTGATGTCCCACCCGATGTGAATGTTATAAAGTTAGGACCAGTCCCTCGTATTAAAATGACGGGGTCAATGGTATTAGAACTAAATGTTAATGTATCACCTTCAAAACTATCATTTTCATTGGACTTCAAAAAGTTAGAGGCTTGAATGCCATCAAGAGTATCAGCATTTAGTCCGCTAGTATTAGTATCTACTGTTTTAAGTAAATTAAGAATTTCAGCTGCAGTTTGATCTCCAGTTGCACCGGCTTCAATTCCATCTAATTTTGCACCATCAACAGATAAGTCTCTGCCATCTACGGTTTGGCTCCCTGTAAATACAATATTGCCACTCATTGTACCGCCAGTCTTGGGTAGTTTTAAACCAATACTGTCCGTAATTGTTGTTGAAAAATTAGCATCATCTCCCAATGCCGCTGCTAACTCATTGAGTGTGTTGAGGGACGACGGTGAAGAAGCAATGAGATTTGCAATAGCTGTGTCTGTGTAGCCCGTGTAGTACGATCCATGCTGGCCATCTAGTAAATCAGCATCTAATGTAGATGTGGCTCCATGATTACCTGCATGCCACACCGTATTGCCAAATGCCGTAAAATTTGACGTTGTTAATGTCAATATATTGGTTAATCCGGTAGAAGTGAACCGGCTGTTACATTATCTTTTAATTCAAAATACATTGCTGCAGTGCCACCATCTACAGCACATTCAATACGTCCTGAAGAACCTGCTTGATCTGGTACCAAAGCTTTATGATTAAAGGTAACATTAGCATTACCACCGCCATCATTCGTTGTTAGGCAGACGCCACCACCGTCCCCCTTAATACCCATATAAGTACCGGTAGTATATATAGTTCCACTTCCGGTCAAATTACCACTGAAAGAATCATTTTCGCTTGACTTCAATAGATCTGCACCTTCGTATCCATCTACCTGATCCGCATTCAATGAAGATCCTGCGCCATTATTAGAAGATGTCCATACTGTATCCCCATCCCACTGTAAGACTCCACTATTATTGCTTAAAACTTTATTGTTTGAATTTGGGCTATTCCCCCCTTCATGAAGATTTATGTTTCCGGTTCTCATGAACCCATTCACCTGTAACTTAGCAGTACTAGTTACAATTTGACTACCACCAAGCAGTAATCTATTTCCAGTAATGATACCTGTATATGTATGATCAGCATTGGACCTTAAGAATGATCCTGAGGTTAAGTTATCAAGTTTATCTGAATCTGCAGCCTTAGCTGTAATTCCAAGGAATCGTGCATCCGCTTCCGTCTCGGTAAAATACCTAGTGTCATGGGTATGCGAATCATTTACGACTGCAAGAGCATTGTAAGTACCTACAACATCTCCGCCAAAGGTAGTACTTGTATTGACAGCAGTAGATGCTGCTTGATAGTAACTGCCTTGTTGACCATCAAGTTTGTCGGCATTAAGTCCGCTGCCATTTGTGTCTACTGTTTTAAGTAAGTTAAGAATTTCAGATGCAGTCTGATCGGCTGTTGCCCCAGTTTCAATACCATCTAATTTTGAACCATCAACTGAAAGGTCACGACCGTCAACTGTTTGTGTTCCTGAAAATGTGATATTGCCAGTCATTGCGCCACCAGCTAATGGCAGTTTTGTCGCAAGACTATTTGTGATCGTTGTTGAGAAGTTAGCGTCATCACCCAATGCTGATGCTAATTCATTTAATGTATTCAGAGTTCCTGGTGAACTATCGATCAAATTAGCAACAGCTGTATCTGTATATCCTGTGTAGTAAGAACCATGCTGACCATCTAATAAGTCTGCATCTAAAGAACTACCGGCTCCATCATTTCCTTCATGCCAAACTAAATTATCTTCTACAGTTATTGACGCATTAGTTTGATTAGAGATTAACTTAATGGTTCTATTGCTAGAATTTGCTCCAACGTTAGCGCCTTCAGTGTCTGTATTCTCGAATTGAAATACAACCCTTGATGAACTTTCGTCGTTCTTTGTATAAAAGATAGTTGCGGCATCATCTCGACCTATTTTTGTATATTCATTAACAGTGCTAGCTGTTCTGCCAATATAAAGATGCTTAGTATTGCTTGCTGTGTCTAGTATCAAATTACCAGTTTTTGAATCGTCAGCATCTGATCTTATGAAACTTGATGCATGCAAATTATCTACTTTATCTGCATTATCAATTGTGGAAGTTGTAAGCGCAATCGTACCTGAAATATCAGGATAGGTAAATGTTCTATCACTTGTTAAACTTTCAAAATCTAGAAGGCCTTCAATTGTTGATTGGCCGGCTTTTGTGAAACGATATGATCCTTGGCCATTGTTGCCTCGAAAGCGTACAAAGCTGTTTGATCCTGATGCTGTTAATCCAATATTTTTGTCAGCATTTAATGTTAAGTATCCAAGAGAACCTGTCGCCTCAATAGTGATCCCATCAGCTAAAGTGTATGTTGCAGGCAACCTAGCTGTATTAATAGTTCCTGTCAAATTAGAAGCATTAATAGCTCCTGTAATTGTTGTAGCGTTAATAATATTAGCGGTGATAGTCCCTGTGCTATCTAAATTTTGTAAATATCCCGCGTTCCATTTCCTAGTTGAAGTACCAATACTTCCTGTATTATTAACGCTGGGCTTTACGATGCGACTAGCAGTATCAATAATGATAGAATTGACACCATCTTCTCGGATTTTAATATTATTATCAGTTTTATTATCTATATAAAAGCTACCATCTGAACTGGCATACATATCCAAGTCATTAGAACCGAATATTACTTTGCTGTCTGTGATTAACTTGACATCACTATTTACTGTGATTTCATCAGAAAACGTAATCTTGTTACTAGCAACAATATCTATATCAGATCTTAAAAAACTTGCGGCATGTAGACCATCAACAGTATCTGAATTGAAATTGTTTACTCTTGTTGTACTTGTCACAGATAGCGGTGAAGTACCATCTGCTACTGTCGAAATGATTTGAGCCGCTGTAAGGTTTGAAGATATTGTTGCAGTGGTTGCTGCAACCGTACCTACTACTTGCAACACATTTGTAGGCGTGGATGTACCTACACCCATTTTTCCATCATTTGTGACCACAACTTTCGAGCTACCACCTTCAGAGAGCTCAAGTAGATTTGTATCACTATCAGCGACCTTAATACCACCACTGAATTCTGTAAGACCTGTTGTTCCAATTACTTGTGTGCCTGTTGAATTAAGTTTTAAATATCTATCATCTAGTTCAGCTCCCAGACCATCAGTTAATGTTGGATAGCCTTCAATATCAATCGCCCTGTTCCCAATTGCGTTCTTTCCTGCAATTCGAATAATACTTTCATCACTATCTTTAAAAAAGATACAAGGATCATCTGCGTTGTAATTAACAGCAAGTTCGCCAAACAACATCTGTGTGTTAGTTGGCTCTAAAGCGTTTGCTCCATCTAGGATTGTAGATTTCTTTAATTGAATCTTTGCCATTTTATTAAACCTTTACCGGAATAGTAACCCTCTTTCTAGTTTAACTTGCTATACTTCTCTTCTAGCTATTTTCACTCTCTATAAGATCAATCAATCCCATTAAATTCATTTCAACTGCCTTTCCCAGCAGATGCTGATATCTCATCAATGCGTCAGCACAGGAACTTAGTTGTTCTTTTAGAGCTTCTGTATCATTACATTGTTCTATTTCTGTTTTAATTACCTGTAGCCTCAATTCTTTTTCTAAAGGTAGTTGGAAGTCAGATTCTTTAAACACGTTCTTATCAGTCAGTTCTCTTTATTTTACCCTTATCTGTTACTAATTAGAACTTTGTCCCAAATAATACGTATGCAATTTCAACATCATCTAGATTTAATCCTTGTCCTAATGCAAATATTAATTCTAAGGTAGTTATGCCACCTCGTTTGTAGGAACTAACAAAGCGGTCGGCGACCTCCTTGATTTCCTTTGTTAGTTTCTCATCAAAGTTCTCTCTTATTTCAACAGTAGGATATTCATTTGGTTCTTTGGTTTTGATATGTTCAATAAATCTTGCAGCTATTGTATGCTTGCACATTTTGAATCGCAATTTGTCCTTACTCCGTTCCCAACTGGTGATCTTTCCCGCCACTTGGCTTCGACCATGCATTTCATAATCAGTTGGGCTCATAGCACTAGGCAATGGATACCTTTGTTGCCTGTTCACTTTTCTCTCACTTGCATTTTGAGTTGACTGCGGTGCACTTAGCAATGACTTCGAATAATTTGGGCAACTACATGAAAACAACGTTGATGGCTTTAACGCATTTCCTGATGTAAAAACTTCGTCCATCCATGGATCTATATCGGTGTCAAATAGTTTCCATTGATCAGCATTCAATTCATCATTATGATAGTATTCACCGTCATATGAATCTATCGATGTTTTCGTAAAGCTATTGTCTGAGAAAATTATCGTTCCATTCGCCGGATCTGATGTAAGTTTTAGTTCTGTTCTTGCTGGCACAGATTTTAATATTAGTTTGTTGTTAATCACTTCTACTCCTAGAATGCTGAATGGCATAATTGCGTAAGACGCCTTATTCGTATTGCTGTCTACTAATCCTGCGGTTAAATATTTTCTTCCAAAAAATCTTTGGTAACTGTTTTTGTCAAAACTAAATTTACCTTTTACTTCGTAAGTACCGTTAGTAGTACTTACACTGCTGTTTAATTGACTTATGTCAAACAGTGATGGCGGGAGTTCGAAATCATCTCTGTTCAATATTTCTATGGTTTGCCCTGATGCGCTGTCGGTTAAATCAACAGTGAAACTTTCGATGTCATCATTAAATTCTAGATTGTCTATATCTGTTTTGTTCTTATTTACAAAAAAGCCAGGTACGAATACTATCTGATCAACTAAGTCGCTGTAATTAGTTATTGGATCTACACCCGTAGCGTAATCCAAATCTGGTATATCTATTGTGACTTCAACAGTTGTGCTTAATTCTTCTGACTTGCCGTTATATATCGCTGGATACGAGCTTGAATTTAATACGTAGGATATTGTGGCTTCAGTTTCTCCGTCATCTATCCTTTCTCCTAGCATCTGTAGCAACATCGAATAGTTTGGACCATTACTAAAAGTGCACCAGACTTCATTGTTCAATTTATTGTTTAAGTCTACAAAAGGATCATTCTTTACTGTAGTTATTCTTCCAATATCTGCATTTGATATTGGGATTCTTTTCATTACATAGTGATTGTTGCTGTCTGAGTTCTGTGTTGAAAACTTATATCCTTCAAATTTTACTGACAGTTCATCATCAGTACCTTGGTACAGTTTTGAGAATAATTCTGTCCTTGTATAATTTTCTGTTATAGGATCAAAGGTATCTAATTCATACCATGCCATCTGGTTGTAATACTCAAATCCCTTTCGCCATTTCACCCAATCAGAATTAATATTATATTTGTCAATTATAGATTTATGAACTGTGCTTCCGAACCTTCTGTCTGAAGGAGCAGGGCCTCCACCTTTACCAGTTCTAGTACTTTTTTCAGTTGACTTAAATGGTTTTAATCCAAACGACTTTGCATTACCAAAGCCGTTTTGCTTTCTTGGCATTAATACCAACCACCTTGAACCCCCAGTAGAGGTGCAGCAGCAGCCTGGTCACCGGACGATTGCTGTTCTACCGCAGCCCATAGTGCTTTTCCTTTTGGTACATACAGTGCTCTGTAGCGGTACTGGAAATGCGTGTTAGCTAGTTCAGTCCCTACATTCCCACCTTGTGGTACGGGAGCCAAAATATACGGCAACAAAGTGATATGAGTTCTATCACCTGTTGTTGTTCCAGATGTCAATGTTGCCACAAAGATAGCTTGCTGTTGTCGCAAGTAATCAGATGCAGAACTTAGATACAGATTGATTTTGTAGCCTGTAGAAATTGTACGAGCGATTGCATAGATGTCTTCGATAATGCAACCGTCTTGGGTTGTGCTATCAACAACAATTGAAGCGTTGTTCGTACCAGCAATATCAACGCCTGCATTTTGTGCGACAGTAGCACCTGCAAGGTCAATTACTTCGTGTAGTACGCGATCGACTAGAAGCGGTTGTTTGTTAGTTGAGGTTGATGCCATTGTTATTTACCTTATGCTGATTGATTTGGTCTTTTGTTGCGGCCACCACCTGGGCCTGTGTTCATGCCTAAGCTTCCAGTGTTTCCAGGACCCATCACTTCTGGTCCAGAGCCATTCAAGCTTTGAGTTGTATTTACACCTTGTAAGGGCAATGACTGTGGACTTTGCATCATCATTTGTGATGGCATTTGCCCACGATTTAGAGCACCTTTGGCATTTGAATCTGCAGCAATACCCATTGGTCCCATGAAACCAATTGCATAAGAAGGCGTTACATCACCAGTTCTTGCGTACGCACTTTCAGCTGTCTTGTTTGCAGAACTTCCTGCATAATAACCATAAAGCATATCCATACTTTCGCCTTCTTTGGGTTGGATTGCTGCGCCGTAATCCATTGCATTTAATCTTTGGCCAGGCACCTGATTTCCATTTTTTCCACTATTAGTGGCAAAGCCAACTGCTCCTACTTGTTTTAGTTGTTCATTGTCAAAGACTGGATCACCGTAAGGAGAGTGTGTGGCATTTGGATCTATGCTCCTTTGTGGTTGTACACCAGATCCTGCCGAGCGGTAATTAAGGGGGTTGCCTAACATGTTGCCTGGCCCTTGTGGCTGACCAGGCAGTGGTTGATTTAGATCAGTAGGAATTCCACTTGTTGTATCTGTGGACACTGTCCTTTGGTTAGGGTCTCTATCCCCCGCCTTTAATCTGTTTGCAAGTTTCTTTGAATTAGCCATTTTATGCCTGGTACATTTGTTGACGATTGTTTAGACCCATGAATTGGCGTCCTTGAGCCAGCATCTGAATACGTTCTGCAGCCTGTTGTCCTGCAATTTCGCTATCAATCTGTGGCTGAACAGTTGCTGAATACTGACCTTCAAGGTAACCAGTTTGATTCCGTGGTTCCTCAGTTACTTGATTCCCAGCACTGTCGGTCATTGGCTTAAAGTTGCCAAATGTACCGTCGAGTGCATCACCTGTAGTGATGTTCACATTTCCGTATTTTGGACTACGGGATGCTTTTGAAGCTGTGCCTGTTCCGTTTTGATAAACTTGCTGCATCCCAGTTTGTAGACCCCATACGTAATCACCACCCATACCGGCTTGTGCTGTAGCTGCCGCCAGTTTTGACTGGTAATCAGTATCTCTACCGCGACCCATCGTAATTTTTTGAGTTGCCATAATTGTCTAATTATTCCTATATTTATTCTACAGTTAACGCCAAATAAGATTTAGCATAATTCTTGTCCCAACTGCTGTGTCAGCAGGTCCTGGAATAGACATGATGAATTCAGATCCAGCTCTTTCAAATAAGTATCTTCGTACTTCAGGCCTGCGATAGTTTGCTACATATAGTGTTTCAGCAAGTCTATCTACTTCTCGTAAATAGATTTCTCGAAAATACTCATCTCCCTTTAAGGGATCGGACGTTGCAATTGTTCGTTGCACGTCTCCTGCAATTTGCTCCAGCCTACTGTAATTTGGAGAACCTCCAGAGTCTTCTGGAAAATACTCACTATTGTTCCAAGCGGAATCACATCTTCTAATGTGATTAACTATTTGATTGTACCAATTCATCTGGGATGAGTGCCATTGCTTCTTCTAAACGCGCTCTATCACCAGCAGGGATTTGAGCACCTGCATTGATTCCAATGATGGAATCGAGCTTTTGATTTCAGCAGATCATCTAATTCCATCAGCCAAGTAACCCCTGTTGTGAATATGCATCACGCAAGACTGCTTCCTAGCCTTGCTTCATCGCCTGGCATCATTCCACCTTGTGCCTGAATCTTGGCAAGCATTGCACCAGCAGGTCCGTTTGATTAGCCATTTGCATTTGAGCAGCTGCACCTAAGCCTCCCCCAACAATTGCAGACCAACTAGACCACCTGCCATACGAGCACCTGGTTTCATCATTGGTTAGTTCCACGCAGATGGCCAATCCTTTACCAACTGCATGTGAGGCACAGCACCGGTTAGTGCGCCCAGTGCTGCACCAGTTCCAGAACCCAAGTGCAACCATGTCACTAAGCGTGGACCCTGTTCAGCTTCTTGTGCTGCTTGTGCTAGAAGCACTTGTTCAATACGTGGGTCCATTACTGATCTACACCTTTGTTATTAATATTTTAACTAATGAAGATAAGGTCTTCTTCAATCAAGCTGTTCCCAATTCACACGTGGAATATTTTCTAGTTGCTTGAGGTTTGCAAACCGCTCACCACTCAGATGACATTCGTAGTTCAACAATACGTTTGCTGTTGCATAACCAACACCAGGCAGACGTTTTGCAATCTGTTCAGCAGGTGCTGTATTCAAATTCAAACGTGTATCTTCAATAGGAACTACTGTGTGGGCATTTCTTCTTCAGGCTCAGGTGCAATTTGTGGTGCAGCGACTTTTGCCAGTCGTCCTTTCTCCCGGTCATAGGGAACTAACTGATCAAGGACATAAGTAATATTTCCTCCTGCATCTCGAACCATTGCAAATGCTTTGTCATGCTTATTGATAAATTCAACAAGCTTACCTGTTTTCTGGTCCTGAAATAAGTTACTCATTACTATGACTTACTACACTTGTTTATTATAGGCATAAAAAAAGAACGCCTCTTTAAAAGACGTTCTTAATTACTTATTGATTATAAATCAATAACCTTGGCCAGCTTCAACAGCGTAAGGAATACTTACGTCGTCGTAGGAAGGCGCAGGGGCGGGAATGTAGTAGCACACTTCAACCAAAATGGCAGAAGGTGACTTACGACCAGCACCAGGGGAAGGCTTGACTTCAGGAATATAACTCACATCAGTGGTTACAGTCACAGCAGTAGCAGCACTTGTGCTGATAGCGGTGCCATCAACAATGCTGTTAAGCGCGGATGAAGTTCCAGCTTCTGGGAAGAAGCCGTCGGCTTCAGCAGTAAGCGTTGAACTAGTTGGTGCATTAGAACCAAGTGTTCCAAGAACAATGGTGCCGCTACCGGCAACAGTTGCTTCTTTCACACCAGGTGCTGAAATTGCTGTGCGATATACAACAGCATTTGCAGGAATAGTCAAAGGACGATCCTTACGTGGCTTGTCGTCCTGACGAAGGTCAGGAGACAAGATCTGAGGCGTGTAGCTTCCTGCTGTCAAGCGTACCGCTGGCATCAGTACATGCTGTCGTTGTCTGGGTTAAGCACTACAGTGCGCCAACAGCGCGATAAAACTCAACACCGGGGATAGCCACAACACCCTGATCGCGATAGGCGTTCAGTTGGGCTACATAGTTACCTGGAAAAATTACAGTCATGATTAGTTAACTCCTATCAATATACGAAAGAGTAACCAACCGTGATGAAATCCTTATTCAAGGTTTCAAAACCGGCGAACAGACTCCAGATCATGATGATGAATCGTGAGAAGTCATCATTGTTGTTCAGAAGAATCTGAGCGTTATTACCACCGATACCCACGCCAACGGCTTGAGGACCGAAGAAGATCAAGCTGCGATGCTGCATAGTCAGCAGCAGCTGCGTTCTCATCAGTAATAACCAAGTTGTAATTGGTTTCGGGAAGGTTGGTTGACTCGAACCAACGGACACCCTCAAAGAGGAAGCCTGTAGGCATTACGGGCTGACCAGCCACAAAACCGGCTTGTCCGTAAGCAGGACCCATTCCTTGGTAGAAATTAGCGTTGGGTGCCTGGTTGGGGGACATGGGATTAATCATCCCAGTACCGGGGTAGCGAGCAATCTCGCGGAAGTCAGAATTCTGACGAAGGTGCATCATTGCCGTGGGGTCAACGATACAGCGGTAGTAACCATCTGCGAAGGTGGGAACATTGCGCTTACGCATGTCCTTAACAACTTCGAGAAGGTCAGTAGTGATATCAAACTTGGCAGATTCGCCAGCTGCGTAGGTAACACCCAAGAGTGCCGCCAGTGGCATCTTTTGCTTTGCCACCGGGAAGGTAGTAACCGCCTTGCTCTTTCGAAGACTTGCCTTCAGGCTTCAGCCTTAAGCAGTTCGTTTGCAAAGACGCGGTCACGCCAACGACGGTAGTCATCAAGCAGCGTCAAGCTACCGATTGACTGGTGGAATACATTCAAGTTACCTGTATCAAGCAGCAGACGCTGTGCAGTGATCAGGGTTTCACGTGCAACCTTGAAGGTAGAAGGCTGTGCACTGTCGCGGGTATCGGCAGGACCGGTGTACTCACGCAGAGGTGACCAAGTACTTTGTCCTTGACGATGTTGCGAGCTGATGCGGTTCCGAGGGTTTGATCGGCTGTCCGCTCACGGGACTCCTTAGTGCCAGGCTTACCCCAGAAGCGGTAACGATCAAGCTGCACGGTCTGGCCGGGCTGCTTAGAAAAATCGTGTACTACCACTGGCTCAACTGCCATCTCAATGATGTAGGCAGGATGAGGACGGTAAAGTTCTGCACCAAGAAGCTTATCAATCCACATAGGAAACTCCAAACTAATAGTCATTAGCCACATCAATCCACATTAATTATGAGCGAATTTGTTGATACACAAGAGTGGGTAACTCCTGGATTTGAATGCTAAATAGTTCTCGTGACGGCTATAAGTGACTTCGACATTACAAAAAATGGTTATCGAAAACTAGTACTTCAGCAGAGATTAGGGCAAAAAGGTGAGAAGCAAGTTTGTGTGCATACTCTTGTAGCTCTAGCTTTTCTTGGAAACCCACCTACCCCTATGGGTAGACACAAGGGGTGCTGTGTACTAACTCATATTGATAACAATAAATTGAATAATCATGTTCAAAATCTTAAATGGCTTTCTATTAATGATGATTATCGTCACAAGAGCTCCACTAATATTTGAATCATTCATTATCTAGATACGGTTAAAATAGAATAAATTGATATTATTTGTGATGGCCGATAGTCTCTTGCTCAAGGGTTTTAAGGAAGTAAAAAATCATAAAGGTTCTGAGCTTAAGCTTCAGTTGCCGAAGCGTGGTAATTTCTCTACTGTTAAAAAATGGTGGGCCGTCAATGCAGGGCAGGTTCAGTTAGTGCCCTGTGCAGTTTTCAAAGTAACCTCAGCGGGTCAAAGCTTACTGCTTGCTGTTGAAGCCAGCGCTTATTCAAGCGTTCGCATTGATCATGATGGTGCCTTTAACTTCTCCTTTAGTAACTTCAAAGGTGTATCAAGGGGAGCTCTGTTCACGCTTGACAATCAACTCATTGAACACTACGTATTCCCTAAGATCAGCAGGGGTCGTACCATGACAGTGACTCCTGTTAATGCAGTAGAACGTCCTTCAGTTGTAGTCGAAATTGGTACAGTAACTGTGACTGGACCGATGACCGTTGATGCTGGTGAGCGTTCAACATTTAACGCAATGGTGTCTGGTAATGCTTCCGATTTATTTTATTCGTGGAGTTTGACTGGAGAGGGAGAATTTGTTGGTCCAACTGATCAAGCATCTGTAATAGCTAAAGTTGATTCTGGCAGTGCTGGTATTACATGCGTTGTTTCTACTGATAATGTGATTGTGAAAGACAGTCCTATTTCAGGGTTCCGTGTAGTAACAGTCACACCAGAGCCTGAAGTTGAGGTACAGGAAGAGGAAGATTCCTAAAAACTGCCTGACTTAAGTCTCTTCATGATTAGTGACTTATCAGTGATTGAATCATATGATCTTAGTTCAGTACCAATCGTGCACTCTACGTTGTAGTCTAGGACTCTAGTATTTCTTGCATGAAATCCTATATAGAAATGATCGTAGACTTGAACATACATCTTGTTAAATGCGTGTTCCTCTTTGTCACTGGTGTATAAGCGGATATCTAAGTCTTTGTCCTTAAATTCATTATTAGTTTTTAAGTTTGTTACTTCAATACTTAAAAATCCTCTTCCACCAGGCAGGTATGGCAGCCTATCAGAATTTGCAAGAGCTTCCTCGTATTGATTAACAACAGGAAAGCTGTTGAAATCTATTTCTGCTTCTTCAAATTGGTTTTCAATGCTTATACTTGACTGTCGTAGCGAAGCGCAGCTCCAAAACTCTTCCTCAAAGCATGATTTGACGATATCCCCTACGATTGATAATTGAATTTTGGTAAAGTAGTTTTCTGAACCAAACAGTCCTACAGATCCTTCGTATTTAAATGTATGTGGAATCACACTGACATTTTGATTGTCAGGGCGAGTTATAGATGGACCAATACTGAAATTTAATTGTTTTGATGCAGCATTGCCGTCTGCTGCTGTGTAGTCACTTGCTCCATAAGCAATGTGTCTTGCTTCAATATCCTTAGTGACATCCATCAACTATCTTGCCATTTTCTTTATTGTATTAAAGATGGTCAGTAAGTCCGTTTGAGCACTCACGGATTGTTTTCAAGGCTTTATTTTCGATTGTCCTAACCCTGTCTCTGCTCATATTCAATACTTGACCAATTGCTGTCATAGACATGGGTTCTAATATGTCTGTTCCAATTCCGTATCTCATTTTGATCACGGCTGCTTGCATCTCCGGCAGCTCAGAAAGCACATCATTTATATTATCTTTTATTGATTGACGATTTAGCAGAGTGTCTGGTAGTTGAGATTCGTCTTCTAGTAAATCGATTAAAGCTGTATCACGATTTTCACCAATCTTTATTTCTAGTGATGTGGGCTGTTGTGACTTATACATCAGATCCTTTATTTCATCTACTGTGATTTCCATGTAATCAGCAAGTTGGAACACGGATGGCATTTCACCGTTGATTTGGCTTAGCTCACGTTGAGCTTTCTTAAGCTTGTTGAGGTTTTCTGTAACGTGAATTGGTAAGCGTATTGCCCGCGATTTCTCCGCAATGGCCCGCGTGATGCCTTGACGGATCCACCAATAAGCATAGGTACTAAACTTATAGCCACGGCTAGGGTCAAACTTTTCAACACCACGTACTAAACCAATTGTTCCCTCTTGAATGATATCTAAAAGCTCCATATTCCTTTTAGTATACTTCTTGGCAACACTTACAACAAGACGCAAGTTTGCAGTCACCATCTTATCTTTCGCTTTAGTACCCTCCCTCAATTGACGTTTTAGTTCAAGAGTAGTGATACCAAGAATCCCAGCCAAATCAGCTTGACTTTGTACTTCCATTTCTTTTTCAAGATCTTTGATCTCCATTAGTCGTTGGACCTTGCGTCCAAGAAGGATTTCTTCTGCATGCTCTAAGAGCGGTATGCGTCCAATATCTCTTAAATATGAACGTACTGAGTCTCCTGATTGCTTTGCTGTTGACATATAATTCGCTTTCCTATGTATTAACTATAGCTGTAAATTCTAGCTAAGTCAACATTAACCGCGAAGTCTTGCAAACCTAATTGATTCTGAAGGTTCCTCTTCTCTTCCTTCTAATGCCTCTACTGCCATCGCTTGAGCAGCATGCTCATTAAACCCTTTTGACTTATAAATGTCTTCGTATTGCTGATACTTTTCAACTGAGCCTTCAAAGTCATCATGTGTAACCATTTCTGCAGCCATTTGATTGGCAGCTTGATCTGGCACTCCATCTGACTTAAGGTGTTTCCAAATGTTTTGATAAACCTCAGGTGTTACCTCATCGCCAGCTTTCCGCAATTGAGCCACAAGACTAACCTACTACTTATACTTTATTGTAGTAAACTTATAAATTTAATTAGTTATGTAGAACGTTCTTGGCCCATCATACGTGAAAATTGTACGTCTTCCATTCTCTTGGGCAACAGATCTGGGTTTGCCATTTCTGCAACGGCTTCTCCTCCACCTGGGATGCGCTCATGTATCACGTTAGCTTTATAGTTATTGAAATTTATTTGAGCTTTATATTCAGCTTGACTTTGTTCAGTGAGGCCATTACGGACCATTCCTAAGTTTTGCGCTGCCAATCCAGATGCACCAGTGATTGCATTTTGCTGGTATTCCTGACTTTTCTGTTGCATATTACGCATTCCTTGAGGATTAGCTGCAAGGTTTGTGAAATCGCCAGCATCAGTACTATTAGGTCTACCTACATTTGGAAGCCCCATCGCTCCATTCCCTTGTTCAACCAATGCTCGTGACATGGTTGCTTGTGCGGCAGGGATTGCCTCGTAAGGTAATTGAGTAATACGTTGAGCCATTTTTCAATAACATTCAATAGTTCTATTCTAATAAAATTAACTTAAATAAGAATTTTCCTTATTAAGTCAAACTAGGGTTCCCTTTAATAGAGAACCCTTAGCTTTATTTATCAGTAGTCCTGAACAAGCAATTTGCTTTGGAAAGCCTGAGCTGGTGCACCGGAAAGGTACTGCCATGCATTTTCAGGGTTGTTATCCATTAGCTCGCTGAAGTCACCCCAGAAAGAGTTGGCTGCGCTCTGCTGACGACCAGGCGTAGGCATATCCATTACTGGGCGTTGGAAGTTGTTAGGAACTCCACGCTCTTCTTGATGTGCGATCTCTTGAGCAAACTGCTCACGTGCTAGGTACTCATTGATTGCAGCAGCTTCTGCTTGCGTTGGTGTTGGGTAAGGACCATTAGCACCGAAGAATCCGTTGACATAATCAGCCAGGACATCAGGGTCGGTGAGCATGATGTTCATTGCAGCACGCTCTTCTGAAGCTGCATCCAGCATCAAATCCATGGTGCCGTTACGGCCAACCTGTTCGATCAGTGCATCCTCAACGGCACATGCATAGTTATTCAGCAATGCAGGAGCTTCAGCGCCAAAATGCTCAAGAACTTCAAGGCTTACGTCAGAGATTTGACTGAGGTAGGAATCACCTGCCTCGCTTGCGCCTTGGCTTAGATACTGAGCCTGTGCTGCTGCCTGCTGCTGATACTGCTGCTGAGCCACCAGCTGCTGGATTTGGTTGAGCTCCTGGGCCGAATAAGCCGGGGTTGAAGCTTGGGGACTGTAGGTCTGGTGCCCCTGGTCTGCCCATGGCTGGGGCTGATAGCCCCAACTGGCCTGGGTACTGGCCTGAGTCGTTGGCGTCTGATAAGCCGAGTACGACGCCTGGGCCGGGGACGCTTGAGGTGTATTCAGGCTTGCGCTGAGTGCCTGGAACGCTTCCTGCCAAGGATTCGCTGCTGCTGCCGGGGCCGCCGAAGCCTGCGGGGCCGCCATTGGCTGGTAACCCATTGGAGCCTGGGGTGCCACTGAAACCTGGGGCGACGCCTGGTAGCTTGATGGGCTGCTCGTCCCTGACGGGGAGGCCAAGTTCGGCGCGGCGGCGGTCTGCATCGGTGAGCTTGCTTGGGAGCTGCTCGCCATTGTCGGGCTTGTACTTTCCACTGTAACTTAACTCCTTACGTAAAAATTCGAGTGATCTATATAGGAACCCTGTGATATCAAGATTCGGATCAGCTGCTAATGGCTGATTGGGCATTTGTGGATGGGGTAGTTGATACAACTGACCAACCATCGAAATAAATTGATTAAACGCTTGTTGTGATTTTTCGACCATCCTGAAAGGGAAGCCGGTTAGCATTGCAGCGCGTTCTTCGTCAGTTTTGCTTGGGAATAGGTATTTGAGAGATTCAATGGAATCAACTCCAAGTTCCTGAAGGTTTCTTACGACAATACTGTTGTTTAGTATGCCTTGTGAATCCTCTTCAAAAATTTCACCAGTCCAGCGCCAATTGACTTTACTGCTGCCATCAGGGATTAAACCAGTAACCCCATTAGGTATTTCACCTGACTCAATACTAGCAGAAAACTGTTTATCATACTTAGACTGGTATTTCTGCATCGAGATTTGATAATCCTGCTGAGCCTTTTCAAATAACTCAGGATCATCATATTGTTCCTGTAATGGGGGTTCGGGTACAGCTAGCCCAATTGCTGTGGCGAATGATTGTTCAAATAAATATTCTTCATGCTGAATCATTAGTGCAAATAACTTGCATAAACCATACTCAAACAAGGCTTTAGCCTTCTTTTCAGCAGTTGCTGCACACCGTCCGTATAGAGATTTCATCTCGTAAGCTGATGATGCCATATTAAAATCAAGATCATCTACCCCACCAAGTGCAAGTCGGATTTCGGATCTGTACTGTTTTACGTACATATTCTGATCCCCACTTACCGCATCTGGTGTCATATAAGAGACACGATCGGTTGGTTCAAGATTGGCAATCACACGTGGAACTTTAATTTGCCCATCCGCACCCGCGCTAAATCCAGGCTGGCTGACTCGTGTACTTGGCCTGTCCTGTGCGTAAAACCCAGCCTGAGAACTAATTGTTGGTCTAAAAGTACCTTCATCCCCACTTTCCAAAATATCGTGTCGAGGTCGGCTTGATACCAGAGTTGGATTTCCAAAGAACTTCATGTTCTTGCGAACATTTCGTACTAATTCATCATGGAAAAGGATTTGATTTGCCATCCAATCAAATTCACCAACTCCTGTCGATTCGCCTGTGCAATCCAGATGATTGAAGACCTCTACAGCAGGGATAAAACCAAGGCTATTACTCAGTGTCTCAGTCTGACCAGCCTGTGGCATTACGAGTGAACCACCAGAATTCTCGAACTCTATTTTCTCATTTGATATTGTTTGTTCAATACGGTCTTTATATACTTTGAGTTTTATATATTTCTTACGTCCACCGCGTTTACCTGGAGTGGCATAAGCATCAAGCATAGATGGCTCTTTGACCTCGAAGGTGTAGATAAGCTCTACATGCTCAATCTCACTTGATTGATCGCGGTAACATCTATAGCTTTCTTTTGGAAAATATAATAGTTGATATGAATCTCCAGCTGGTCTAAAGTAAAACAACCCTTGACCATCACACAAGAAATAATCAATAATACTATCTAGTTTCATTTCGAGCATATTGCTCTCATAAACGTTTTTAATAAATTCACGTCGGTTGCCGTACGTGTCCTGACCGCAGAAAAATTCAACCCCACGCCTTAGAATAAAAAGACGCATTTGTGCTAGATGTGAAGACACAATCATTGTGTCTACAGGTAAGTCACCACGTTTCTCTTTTGCTGCATTAAGTATTTCTTGAAACTGCTGACTATTGTGTTTCATTTCTATTTATTTATATCCCTAATTAGTCTAACGAAGAGAGTGATTAACTGAACTGCATCATCCCATTTTTAAAAATATTTTTGGTGTCATCTTTGGGGTTTGATGGTGTTGAACCCTGCATCCATTCAGGTGCGTTGAAGTCAAAGATATCTCCAGCCCAAGATCCTTGCATTGCTTTAGAAGAATCGTTGAAATACTGTTGGTACATTCCTGCCATGTTGTATGCATTTTTGGCTGTATCCTGGGCACCGATCGAATCATTCATCTGTTTTATTTGCATTGCACTACGGCCTGTGCCGTTCAACCCCTGGCTTGATCTTGCAAATTGATTATTGTTCAAGGCTTGGTAAGCAGCGAGACCTAACATATTGTCCATACCACCGCTTGTACCACCTGTAATAGTCACACTATTATCGTTACCCAGTGCGGAGCCCATTACATCATTGTTATCCCCTAAATTAAATGTCATGTTACCAGTTTTACCTGATTTAATATCAGAATTCATAGTCGCGCTAAGGTTACCACTATCAGTTACATTATTTGAATTAGACGTCAGTAGGTTTTGTTGTTGATTGGTTTGAGTTCTGTTGTTGCTATTGGATGTTGATGTTGCATCATATTTTACAGCTGATGCAGAATTATTGCTATTTGATGTAGTGTTAGTAGAAGTAGGTGAGTAATTCAATGATGAGGATGAGTTATTGCTATCTTGTACTGATTGATCGCGCTGGTCGTATCTTCTTTGGTCTTGATTGTTGTTAGTAGTATTAGTCAGCTGTCTATTATTGCTATCGTTTACAGACTTGTTTTGATTGTTGTTAGTAGTATTAGTCAGCTGTCTATTGTAGCTGTCTTTTGCTACTTGAGATGATGACTTATTGTAACTATCGTTTATAGAGTTGTTGTAGTCACTTGCTCCATAAGATTGGTTGTTATTAACAGTCTTACCACCTTTGGCTAACTGGTTTTGAGCGCGTTCTTTTGCGTCTGATTGAGGCGTAGAAGGGGCTTGATAGTTTTCATAGGTATCGACCATACCTTGCTTATTCATCCAGCTTGCTGCCCAATGATTTACTCCTTTACCTTCGCCTTTGTCATTCTTTTTCTGTGACGCCATCCAATTTGTAATGTCTTTATTAGAGTATCCTTGACTTTCCAAATACCGAATATCTGCGCCAATAATATTCTTACTTCCTTCTCTGTTGTATGAATTGATCCCAGCCTCTTTGGTGTGACCTTGAGCAAATTGGCTCATGTAGTCTTGATATTGCCCAGCTTCTTGTAATGCTTTTTTAGATGCATTATCTAAATGGGATGTGCCGCCTTTTTTAGAGCTCCTTCTTGCGCCATATGCGTTGATCTGGTCTACCAGATTCATATTATTGTCTTTTACATATTTACGATCACTGTTATTAAAGTGCGCACCGGAGTCCCATCCATCAGTATGTAGGTGCTTTGCAGCATCGTTATTCCAATAGTTTTGATGGATTCCGCTTTTATCTAATCCGCTTACATGCGAATTAATAACATCTTGATTCACTCCTACTTTAGTAAGATATTCAACGTCTTTTTTTCCAAACTTATTTTTTCTACTTCCACCCTGTTGTTTAAAGGCACCGGCAGTGTCATTGAAATAGTTGTCAAGATTTTCCCAGGAAGCAAAGTCGGTTTGATTTTGCTGATAACCCTCTCTATTTGTAAGGTTTGTTTGTGCCCAATTCGCTTGCTTTTTTGCATGGTTACCAGCAGACCTTGTCCATACATTCTGTGGGCTCGAAGCAAAACCCTCTGCTATTTCAAGCTGCTTTGCCTTGCGGCCTTTGGCTTCATTAACTCCGTAATTATCGAACTTACCAACAGGAACAGGTTTGGCCATCTCTTCTAGACATAAATCTTTCTATATTATATATGTAATCAGTTTCTCTTTAAATCAAGAAAAATCGAGCCCAGTACCAAAATCAATCCATGCCGATGTAATACTATTATCATTACCAATCCTAGAATCAGTAATAACGTTCCTATCTCCAATTTCAGTAGTCATGTGCCCCTTTTTGCCAAAATCAGCTAATAGGTCTAGGTGATTTTGTGCTCGCTCAGCTGCGTCCATACGCATCCTGAGAGTTGTCTCACTATTGTCATTTCCAATGTCTGAATTGGTAATAACATTGTCATTACCAATACCTGTATACATATCTCCATCTTTACCAACACCGATAGTAATACGGTCAGCATCGTTGATTACAGGACGATCGGCACCTGGTAGATCACCTGAAATTGGACGGGGTGTTGGCCTAGGGCCGTATCCACCACCACCACCACCGCCACCGCCGCCGCCACCGCCGCCGCCGCTGCTTCCACCTGAGTTTGCTCCAGCTGCAATTTGGTTATATAAGTCACCACCTACGCCACCGTTTCCCATCTTTCCAGGCTCGGCATGAATTTGACTCAAGATTTCTGAGTCACTCATACCATTGGCTACATCACGTGCATAGTCCATATGGCCATAATGAGTTGTGGTCCCCTCATTTGACTTTTTAGCTGATGTATTTAATCCCATCTTGTGACTTATGATTTAGATATTCTGATTTTAACAAATATGATTTACGAGAAATTTAATCCAGTGCCATAGTCAAAGGAAGCATAGGTTTTACTATTATCGTTGCCAATACTAGAATCAGTAATAATGTTCCTATTGCCAATAGAGGTTGTCATATCACCTGTTTTCCCAACACTTCCAAACAGATCTAGAAAGTTCTGTGCTTTTTCTTTTGCTTCAGATCTAATTGCTATTTGCTCATCTGTAGCGGGAATAACTATAGGAGCTACTTTCAGCCGAAGTTCTGTTTCACTGTTATCGTTACCAATATCAGATCTTGTAATTTCATTGTCATCACCGATGGTGGTCGTCATGTCACCATTTTTGCCTACAAGAAGTGTGATTTTGTCTGTGCCTTCAGGGGCTGGTGTACTTATCCGCTCTTCTAAGCCCGGAATAAGCTTCACTTTTTCCTCTATTGGTCTTGGTGTAGGTGTAGGTGTAGGTGCTGGCGTAGGCTTTGGGGTAGGTCTTGGTGTTGGTGTTGGTGTTGGTGTTGGTCTTGGTGTGGGCCTTGGTGTAGGTGTAGGTGTAGGTTTTGGTTTAGCTTTGTTTGAAGCTTCCATTGCTGCCCAAGCAGCTCTACGTGCGTCATTAGACTGTTTAGTTGTTAATCCCCTTTTTGCATCTTCTAGATAATTAGTCGAAAGCATCGGTTTCCCGCTGCTATGGCTGATAGTGGTGGTGCTAGTGGCTGATGGATTAGGGTTTAGAGGTTCTCCGCTACCGTCACCTTTACGGCCTGCCCTATTCATTGCATCAATATAGCTCTGTGAAGGAACAAATGCCATTATATTTCTCTGATTAAACTACTATTTTATTTATTATATCAAGGTTATTTATTATAGATTCCCTGAATCGTCACTGAATTCCATCTGTAATGCACCACGTCTTAGAAGTCCGCCCATAGTCAGCACCATTGAATCAACTGCATCATCATGCGGCGAATGGCCAAAGTTAATGAGTTCATCTTCAAGAATGTTCCACTTACGCCACTTGTTCCATACAACCTTACGGTGCTCATATAAGCCAAGCACTCCACGTAGTCTTGCTAACTTGTCACCTTTAAATCCTTTGACTGGTGAACAGCTCAGGTTATATAGAGCACGTTGATCAAACATAACTCTCTTAAAGTCACCTTCAAACGATGATTGATAAGCAACTGCTTCTGGCCATATCATACAAGGCGACATCGAAGGAAAATATTGGCCTTCATCATTTTCAAGAACAATGTTCCAATCCGCTAGCATTTCGCACAGCGTATCCATCTTTTCAAGATTACCCATGCTCTTTACCCTACGTTGGTCAATTAAATAAATCTTTCCATCCTTGATACCCCCTAACGTAAAGACTGTCCAGTCGTTCTTTTCGTTCAAGCCAGCACTTAAGTCAATTCCTACACCCAAACAATCATAATCTTCCGGCACTTCCCCGTGCACAATTAGATCAGGTGAAATCCCAACATCACTGGATTGAACAGCAGTGTTTAAATACTGGTAAGCAAATGCAATACGATTTTCAAGTTTTCGTTCATTAAGATATTTCATTGACCAAAACTCAGGCCAATACGAACGCTGCCTTCCTTCGCTGTCTGTTATTACTGCTTTTTGAACAATCTGTTTCCAATTATGTTTTGGTACAAATAGAGTGGCGTGGATATCGTCAAAGTGAAAACGTGTCCCCAGGCATACTGCTCGTGCACCTTGGAACATGGTAGGTGCGATGACGTTTGACCAAGTCTGTTCCATCTCGCGACGAATGTCAGGGTTGTTGATTGACGCTGCTGATTTAATAGGGTCATCGATAAGAACCAGCTGCGATCTTTTGGAAGTAATAGCCCCTTTGAGACCACCACATGCAATGGTAAATGCTTCTTCCCCTGCTGTATCAATTCCTGCAAATTCATAGTCAATTGACCAATATTCATCTGACCTCTTAATCTTAGATAATCTCACCATTGGAAAGATTTCTCTATACTTGTTGCTTGTCAGGATTCCCTTAATTGTTGCTGATTTTGCTCTACTGATGTCAACCATATAGGCAATATATAGAATACGCAGCATCTTCTTAGCTGCGGTATGTCTACCAATCATCCAAGCTGCAAATAAACCTAATACTGTACTTTTTGCAGAACCACGTGGTGCAAGAATAGATGTGTTAGCACCAGCAATTCCCAATAAGCACTCGCTATCCTCTCCTGTACATAGCTCAGCATGCCATTCCAGCATGTGCTTTGCCGGAGGTTTTCCCATAAGAACACAGAAGTCTTGAAAATTATCTCTTGCTTTTAATACTTCGGGTGATGGCGGCTTTACTGTAACTTTAGTGGCATTCATCAATGCCGTTCTTCTGTACGCTAAAGCAATACTCGGAACTGCCATATATTCTTCTAATAGTCTTTCTAGTCTAACGCCACCAGCCTCGTTTACGTTCTGCTTGATACTGCATTAAACGATCAATATAAGATGCACGTGCGTTTGCTATCCTATTTTGTCTTCGGGTAATTTCAAATGCAATTCTTACTGCTTCCTGATATCTTCTTCGTTCTTCAATCCTCGGATCAATAAAGTAATACTGACCCAAGTCTACTCTGTCCATTTGAGGAAGGGGGGCAGTTAATCTGCCTCTCATACGGAGAGCTGTTGTACTTTGATCTAGTACTTCAGGTAGTTCGGGTAAGTCTGGAATCATCATTAGTTACTTACCTCACTGTATACTTTCGCCCACACTGCATTCATTGCATTATCAATTGGTTCAGAGAATTGTGGATCATCTTTAAAAATATTAGTTAGTTCGCGCATTACTCGATCAGCACCTGCAAGAATAAGTCCACGTTTATCAGTTGATCTATTGATACGTTCACTTACTTCTATATGTGATCGTAATTCTTTCTCAAGTGCTGCTAATCTTGCAGCACCATTATCTCCCTTAATTTCACCAGATGTTACTGCCATACGCAGATCTTGAATATCACTGTGTAGAGCAGCAATTTCGCTATTAAGGATTTCACGTCTATTCAGTTTTTTGTACTTCATCTTGACCCATCTTGATAGGTCATTAAAAGTACCTGGATACCCCAGAATTCCAGAGTACACCCAAATCTCAATTATGGATGGTGTATATTCTGCAAACTCTTTGAACTCTTCGCTTTCCGAAGCTGGCAGTGTATCCAGCCATTGATCTACAAAGGTCAAGTATACTTTTGATTTTTTTGTTGTTGTTGTAGTCATCAGAACATACCTGCCAAGCCACGTGCATAGGAGTTTTCTCGATTCGCTTTATTACCATCTTCTTTAGTCTGTTGCATCATGTTCAAGCGTTCTTGCTTACCTTGCGCTGCAATGCCTTTACGATCTTCCTTTCCAGAAGTTTTAGCAAGAAGACGATCCTGTGATCCCTGGACAGTAATCCCCTTTCTGTCTTGACTACCTTTAACTCGTGTTAGAGCTTTGTCTGCAAAGCTTTGTGCACTAATATTCTTTCTATCTTGTGATCCTTGAGTTCGCATCCCTTTACGATCTTGATCCCCTTCAGTTCTAATAGCTTTCCGCTGCTGGTCCCCCTGTGTTCTCATGCCTGCACGGTCTTCCCTTCCTTGTTTACCTAAGTTCAGCCTCTCTTGATTCCCAGTTGCCATAATATTGGCCTTGTCTACATTGCCTTGTGCATATATACCTCGTCGATCTTCTTGACCTTCAACCCTCATTCCCCGACGATCTTCTTGAGCTTCAACCCTCATTCCTTTCCTATCTTCTGCGCCTGTTCGACTTATTTTCGATAAGTCAACCCTACCTTGTTTATCGATCGCCATCCTGTCTTGTTGACCTTCTGTTCTAATTCCTGCTCTTTGCTGTAGTCCCTCTCTATCAATATTCTTCCGTTGCTGTTGACCTTCTGTAACCATAGAATATCTATCTTGCTTTCCTTGTGTTGCAATACCTCTCCTGTCTTGATCTCCAGAAATTCTAATTTGGGATTCCTCAGATCTTAGAGCTTCTCTTTGAGTAGCTCTTTCTTGCTGTCCTTGTGTTCTAATACCTCTCCTGTCTTGATCTCCAGAAATTCTAATTTGAGATTCCTCAGATCTTAAAGCTTCTCTTTGAGTAGCTCTATCTTGCTGTCCTTGAGTCGCTATACCTTTTCTATCTTGAGCACCAGATACCTGAATTTTGCTTACATCTACCTTTCCTTGTGCTTTAAGTTGAGCCATCTCTTGCTGACCTTCTTTAGTCTGCAGCCACTTATCAATACCACCTTGGGTCTGAATCTTTCTTACGTCAACTCCGCCTTGCTTGAGGATACTCAAACGCTCCTGATCTCCTTGGGTAATAGCAAGAATATTATCTGCAGCGCTTTGTGCAGCGATGCCCTGCCGATCTTGATCACCTGAAGCTTTGATCTTGTCAACATCGACAGTTCCTTGTTTTGTAATACTCTTACGTTCTTGATCACCTTGCGTAACAGCCAGTGCATTATCTGCAAAGCTTTGAGCTGCAATACTTTGACGATCTTGATCTCCAGATGCCTCAATTTTACTTACATCTACCTTTCCTTGTTCTTTAAGTTGAGCCATCTCTTGCTGACCTTCTTTAGTCTGCAACCACTTATCAATACCACCTTGCGCTTGAATTTTTTTTACATCAACTCCACCTTGCTTAAGAATGTTAAGACGTTCTTGTGATCCTTGTGTTTTTGTTAATCCAGTTTGAATTTTTCCTTCAAGTTTCGTCTGGTTCTGCTGTATATCACCACCTTGAGCTGCAGCTGTCAGAGCTCGGTTATCAGCATCTTTCGCAAAAGTTGATTGATAATCATATTCAGCTCCCATCCTTATTGAATCCTGCGCTGCATTCTGAGCACTCATTGCAGATTCGTTTGCCAGTTCTAATGCAGCAGTTGTTGTGGTCAAACCTGTTGCAATTGCAGCATCATGTGTTGCTAATTCTTTAGCCTGTTGATTTTTAATAGCCGAAGAAGCAGTATCATATTCCCATGCTCTTTTTGCAGCTATACCAGCTGTATCATCTTCGTCTGGTTCAAAGTTATAAATCTTGTTAATGATGTCACCAACATTTGCTAAGCCTGTAGCTGTTTTCGTTGCCATTTCGCTGTTGCCACTATCTCTTTATTCTACAAAGTTACAATAGGTTTAACACGAGTGATTGAATATGGCCAATGCTAACGCTTGGATTAGTGCTGCTAATAGTGCGGTTCAGAAAGCTGTTCAAGCTCGAAAAGCGATTGAAGATAATTCTGTTGACTATTCTGACTTAGGACGTGCTGCAATTCGTGCAGAGGCTGCTGAGGCAGTTGATGCTGTAGAAGCCAATCTTGCTGTTGGTGACGCTGTTCTAACCGAAGGTGTAAGATCAAAGCTTGCCGACGTTCAAAGTGACCTTACAAACAGTATTGTTGATATCAGAAAAAATGAACGTAAGGCTGGAATGCTTGCTGCTGGTGCTGGTTTAGTTGGTGCCGGTTATATTTTAAAAAACAGAAAAGTTGATTCCAATCCTATGGTTGCTGAATACGATCTGTTGAGATCAAAATATGCCAATCAAATTTCACAAACCGATTTAGACATCATTGCCAAAAAACAGGCTCTTGCTGATATTGAAACTCAAATTAATAATTTAGGTTCATCAACTACAGCCGCTTCAAACTCAACACTGCCACCTAATCAACAAATTACACCGGTAGCTACTGGTGATGCACCGGCAGGTTCAGTAGATAGGGGCACAGTGTTTAACTACCTTACCGGAGAAAAGAAGTTGTCACGGAATCAGGCGTTAGGTTTAATGGCCAATATTGACCGTGAAAGCTCATTCCGTATAGCACCTCCAGGAGGTGACGGAGGTAATTCATTCGGAATGCTTCAATGGAATAACACTTATGGTCGAAGTGACCTGATGAAACAAATGGTCCCTGACTATCAAACAAACTGGAAAGGACAGCTAGATCACGCACTTTCTCAGAATCAACTGCCTGAGTACAACAAAGCCACTTCTGACTTCCTTAATACTGACTTTGCAACTCCACAGGCAGCATCCGATGCCTTTATGCGTACCTGGGAAATTCCTGCTGATCCAGTGGCAGGATCAAAGAAACATGCTGGCTTCTTGAGTGGTTATAGCTTTTAAACAGTAAAGCCAACTCCTATGTTAGTAAGCCCTTGAACCAGCATCATGATTGCTTGGTCTTTTCTTTCCTGAGCTCTATAAACATCTGCTTGGTTGAGACGAGCATACTCAAGGTTCATGTTGTCTCTACGTAGCTCAAGATTATCCCTTCGTGCTTCTGCAGATTCTAATCTTGCGCGAGCGTCTCTGCGATCTTCACGCTCATTCTGCCTTTCTAACAAGCCTTCTTGTTGCAGACGAATTTCGTCACGCAAACCTTTTTGATATATTCTTTCGGATTCGATTTGACCTTTTTTCGTGTTTCTAAGACCTTGTACACCAGCTGACATTATTTCACCCAGCGAAGCGGTTTTAGATATATCACCCGGAGTTATGTCACCTTGTCCCAGTGTCTTCTGTAGTTGCAACCCCCTTTGGTAATCTGCTGCTAATTGTTGATCAAGTTCTTGTACGGTTTTACTGCCTACGCCTTGGTATTCTGGTGTCAAATGTCCTAGCAAACCAGCATTAGTACCGGCCTTTGCTGAATAATGCTCTGTTAAATCCTCATTTGCTTTGATCTTGGCTAACCTGAGAATTTCATCTTTGTTAGTGCCTGCCATCCACGCACCAATATCGTCCTGCCAGTTCCAAGCTCCTGTTCTATCTGAAAAGCCGGTGCGACGACTGTTTAAATCATTATTGTTAATTTCACGTTGAACAATTGAATTAACATCAGCCCCAGGCAAAAATCCAAAAATTGACATTAGGCTATTCCTCTACTTTGTAACAACGCAAGTGCTTCTTCCATTCTACGTTCTTCAGGAGACTTACCTCCGCCGAATAAGAACTGTGTGCCATCGCTAAGCATTTTCCCTGCACTTGCACCGAATGAAGCTGTTAACGGACTGAATACTCCAGCACCAAGTACGCCCCCGATTGCAGCACCTGCAGTCATTGCAGTTGCGTCCATTGCCTTATTTCCAAAGCTCTCGTCTCCGGCAACAATATCCGCTACATCAGTGACATTGCCTAGAAGGGATAAGCCAGGGATTGCTCGTGCAATTCCACGACCAATTGATGATCCTGCAAACCGCCCAACGGTTTTGGGCATCTGTTTAAAAGTTACATCATTAAGCGTCTTCGTCCATGCTGCCCATTACCTGAGCTTGTGTAGGCTTACCACCTATATATCGAAGAACGTCATCTACACTTGTAGCTCCAATTCTATCCATTAGAAATTGAAGGTCCGTTCTTGCGTGACCGATATTCATGACGCTACTCCTGCTAATGCGTGTTGTGCTTCCATTCGAGTCACCTTTGTTTCTAACTGCTGAACAGAGCGAACAAGCAGAGCGATAAGTTCAATTGTGTCGATGCACATCCTGTCAATACTCTCATCGTAGTAAGTAGCATCTGGCATATGCTTGATATACTCTTGTGCAATAAACCCGTGATGTAGTCTTTCGGGAGTTGAACTATATTCTTCATTGTAGTAAAAAGTGACTGGACGTAATTCACGCAAAGTCGCTAGGGCGTCCTGAATATGTTCAATATTATTTTTTGTCCTTTCGTCGCTAATTAATGCAGATCCAATAAGTGTTGCGCCTGTTTTAATTATGCCCCCAAGAATATTGCCTTGGGATTGTTTTTCCTGTGCTTCCTTGTACCCCTCGGCCTTAATTTCCTCCGCTGTCGTTATACCAATTGCATTTATTACCTTGGCTCTTGCGGCAGCATTGCCTCCCATTATTGCCCTTCGCTTAAGAGATTCAGCTTCAATAAAGTCAACGGCCATTCCACCCCAATTAGGGTTTCTCAGCGCAGATCTATTTGCTCCTGTTGACGCAGATGCACCGGCACCGGCTCCACCCGTCATCCTATTTGGCCTAGTTGGCTCACTAAAGCTTAGTCCACGGATCTGACCAATAGCCATTTGTTTAACTCCTTCCTGTTTCTATGTTATCGATTTATATTAAAAGCCTCTAAGAGCAGCACTTCCGATTCCAAAACTTCCTCTTTCGGCTGCACTGTTCCAAGATCCATTAAATCCACCACCACCACCACCGCCGAATCTGGAAATTGCAGATAAACCTATTTGGCCTGCCCCACCGATTGCTGATCCTAGAAGGTTCGAATTAGCTTGATTCTGAGCCACTTCACCTTGAACATCTTTCCAATGTTCTGCCGCTCCAATTCTGGCAGCTGCATCTAAGTTAGCTCCTCCAACCATAAGATTTGAATTAATAGTGTCAACAAACTCTTGCGCCTGTGCTCCTATTTGCCTAGCACCTAATGCTGAATAATCGACACCATCTTTATTCAGAATGTTAGCAATTGCAGCACCTGTATTTCCTCCAGCAGCAAATCTCATGGATTTTCTTATATATGTTTCTATAGTTTATCAATACTGAGGATTTAACGATTCGTTGTCTATAGCATTTCTTCGACGACGTTCACCTTCAAGTAATTGACCAACCAATTGACCTGCAGCTAGTCCACCCAACCCGCCTACCATTCCACCACGAATTGGTCTGCTACTACGTACGCCAGCAACGCCTCCTGCAAGCGCTCCAAGGTAAGGAACAATACCGGTGGTGACTGGGAGGCTACGTCCCATGAACTGAAGCTCTGGACCATGTATTCCTTCCGTCGTTGTTCTGATGAGTCCAGCACCCATACTGGTTTGTCCGTCATCTAGGGGATTCCAGTCTTCACCCCTTCTGTATTTCCAACCCTGGTATTTCCCATACTCTTCTGGACTTACGTCAGGCCTTACTTTTGAGAACTCGTCATACGGCAATAGGTTGCCTGTTTTACCCATGAAATATTTTAGAGCTACTTCACCTAAGACGTTGTCAGTAACAGTTGGATCTTCGGCACTCGGAAGCGCTGCCCAGTAACCCTCGGCTCCACCGAATGGAGACATCAATCCTAAGCCTGTATTGATGGCAACTCCAGTAGGAATCATCAATGCAGCTAGGTGCCCAGGCTCAAAGTTCCGCTTCTCCAGAAGTTTGTCATCTGTGTCTCCGATAGACACTCCCTTGGTTGGATTGCCGTTCGGATCTAGATAGCCTTTTGCGATAGCAACTTCAACGTCATCCTTATTCTTAATGCTGTAAGGCAGTCCTTTATCGTCCCTGATCTGAGACTTTCCATATAGCTTTGGGTTACCTAACCGCTTACTGCCCATAGCGGATTCAGCTATGACGTTGCCCGTTGCCTGAGCAGCGTTCATTAGCCAATAGAAGTTCCTGGTGTTGTCTTGGGTCAGGTCTGCAGCTGCTGTACCTACTAACTGACCAGCACGGTCAACAAAGCCTTCTTTGGTTCCAATACCTAAGTCCGTTCTTATCTGCCTACGAGCAGCTTCTTGGGGAGTTACACCACGACCAACTGCATCCTGGAAGACTTCTGCAAGGCGAATGCCTGTTGGATAGGCACCGGTCATCTCGGTCATGCGAGGCGCGTTCTCAGCTAATCCCTCAGCCTTTCTCCCTTGACGGAAAGATCTAGTCCACTCTTCACGACCTTCTCCATAGGCATCATCAAAAGCGTCTTTAAACCGTGCAAGTTTTCCTGTCATCTTGACCATTACGCAACTCCATAGCCTGTAGTTGGATCGACTGCATATTGTTCACGTGTTCCTGGAATGATTCCATATTGAGCCAGGAGTTGCTGTTCTAACTGTTGGGCATATTGTGACTGTTGCTCAGCACTCATACGCTCCCAGGCTGTGAGTCCTTGTCCACCCATTAATGCATCTTTTCCACGTTGAATCTGGTCTGATGCCATCATTCCAAGATAATCACCACCGAGGCTTCCAATCATGTCGGCTGGCCCCTCAAGATGTTTTCCACCTGGCAGCCTTCTAGCAATACGTCCAGCAGCAAGACCTGTTAAACCTCCACCTATGAAGCTGGAACCACCAGCAATAAGTTTGTCTCCCATATCACCTGGTGTTTGGAAAGCAGCCAATCCACCAAAGAAAGCATCAGGTGCAAGTCTGCCAATAATCTGACCTTTTCCCATATCTCCAAATAGGATGCGTCTTGTTCCGCTTCCTAATGCGTTTAGACCTTTACCTGCCATTCTGATTTTAGAAATCATCACGCTGCTCCCATTTCGCTTGATTGTGTTTGTACATCCATTTTCTGCGATTCCTGGTTCATCATGGATGCGTTGAACTCAATCCCAGGAGGTGACTGATTGTACATATTTCTCCAGCCTGTAATATCGGTTGCAAATTCAGGGTCTTCCATCATTCGTCTGGCAAAAGCTCCACCTGGACCAGCCATCCTTGTTTTAGCCGTTCCTTGTCCTAGATCTCTTGATGAACCATTGCTTCCTGAACCGCTTGCAGTAAAGCCAGAAGCAGGATGCTCTTCTAGTTCACGCTTTTCTTGAGATGCTCTCCTAACAATACTAGGGTCAAAGTTTGAATTGAGCATGATTAACCTCTAAAGCGGCGGGGGATATACTGCATGATTTCAGTTTGTTTGGTCTGACGTTTTTTAGCGTCACGGTTAGCACGTTCTTGTGCAAGTTGTGCTTTAACTACTTTACCTCGAAGCTTAGGTTCATCTACTTTCTGCTGTGCAACAGGCCTAACAATTGTACGTGGATTTTTCTTAGCCTCAGTTACTTGCTTGTTATATGCAAATTGCTGTTCTTGTTGTCTCAGATAATCTTCAATACCTTCAGGCGTAGTTTGTACAGGCTGCCCCTTTGGAGCCGTACTGTTGTAACGCTGCATTCGTGGCGCTTGGCCAGCGACTTGTCCAATGAAGGGCTGTTGAGCACCTGATGTTTCAAGACCTTTGAATGCTGTGACAATATCTTTTCCTTGAATGGTTTGACCAGGAATGACACGTGCTACTTGGGCTTGACCAGCACGAGGGTCAATTGCTTCAGGTGAATTGAAGAATACTTTTCCACCACCTTGTGTAGTAGCACCAAAACCTGTTGGTTCTAATTCTCCCATTGGTCCTGTTCGTGTGAAGTACTGGCCTTTGCCGTTTTGATTAATCTCTGTGGCTTTGGCAACCTCAAGCTGATACATTGCATTTGCTAGTTCAGCTTCCTGAGCGGGTGTATAGCGCAACTTACCTAATACGCCACGAATGTCTGGATCTTGCTGACGTGTATTAAGGAGTGCACCACCGTCTGGGTTTGCTTCTTTTGTAAAGAAGGGTCCAGGCATACGAGCAACAATTGCGTCAGCTGCACGTTGCAGTTCATCTACGCTGCGAATATTAGGAGAGACGTTACTGAATGGTTGCTGATCAGATCCTGGGACAGTTAGTCCTCGCATACGGTCAGCAAACATAGATGTTGCACCGGTTACATCTACCTGAGGGAAGTCACCAAACACCCTCCCGCCTTCTTTGTAACCAGGCTGCTTTTCAACCATCCATGCTCTAGTAGTCATAGGTGCATTAAGAGCAGCACCCGCATCAGTATTAGGTCCTTGGTATGAAGGACCTTGCATTCCAATAGGATTACCGGTAGCTGGGTCTAATGCAATCCCTGCATCATTGAAACCTGCTACTGGAAACTGACGTGGATTAGCAGCCGCGATAGCAGCTATTGTTTGATCAGCACGAACTGCTGGCAGCTCCATACCTGGATAAGTAGAAGAAGGGCGATACATTGTTTCACCGATATCTTCTGCTTCCATTGCGGCTTTTACGTTGCTGTAGCCTGCCCGACGACCAGAGAACCTCTCATTATCTCTTCGGACCATTTCTTTGGATAATGCAGCGTCTGCATCACGTTGAACACTGCCATCTCGCAATGCATCTTCCAGTTCGCCCCTTACTCCGACTAAACCAGGAATTTCTCTACCGCCGCCACCAAATACTCCACTGAGTTTTGACATAAAGCCTGATTGCTCAGCTTGAGCAGCGTTCAGTGTCCCAATTGCGTCTCGGAGCGCAGATTGAGGTGCAACTGGGGACCTATCACCAGCACTTGCACTTGTTCCACGCAATGTTTCCAATTCAGCAGCTAATTCGTCGTAATCACCAGGATTAACGCCATTTTTTAGTTGAACACCGTAGCGATCATAAACTCGTTGCCCCATTTCGTCACGAGCTTCCATATCAGCCATGGAATCGAGTGTATTTCTACGCTGTTGGTCTACATATTGACTATCACCTTCCTTATATTCGTAATATTGACCTTGATCTTGGCCAAATGGGTCAATTTCTGGCTCTTCTCTTAGCGATACACCCTGAATTTCAGCAGGATTGGCTGGATCCGACAGTGTTTTAGCAGATTGAACGAATTTTCGCTCTACATCCTGCATTGTGATCTTGTCATCTGCCCGTTTTTGACGTCTGAGTTGCCTTGACAGTGCAGCAAGAGTCTCTTCCTCACTCATTCCAAGAGTTCTACCAGCATCAAATGCTTTTGCACTTGCAATCAACTTGTTATTTTGATCATGCTTATGCTGACGAAAGTTATTACTAGCAGATGTATTGCCAATAGCAGTGATGGCACGATTATGCATCTGCTGAATATCTTCTAAAGCCACATTCTTAAACAATAAACCTATGACTATTGTATATAACTCTTAGATGCTATTTATTACTTAAGTAAGCGTGCTAATGGCTCACGTCTACCGTCAAGGAAGGAGGCATATACATCACCATCAATCACAGGACCGAATGTTCCATTCATGCCAATTGATGCATCCAATCTTTTACCCATCTCTTCAGTATCCATGACTGGACCGAAATTGGTATTAGGTGATTGATATGAAGCCGCAACTGGATTCTTGGAATGTGAACTTTCTGAGTCTTTTGCTGAGGTGAATGTTTGATTGACGGCACCCTTAAATGTATCTCTGAATTGTTCAGCAGTCATTTGACCAGACTTATAGTTTCTGACATCATTAGGATCAGCAGCAATATTCTGTCCATCCTTGTTCCGCAAGAATTCAGAGCCGTCACCATTCAATGAGAGATGTTGACCACCTGCATAGAACATGGCTAACTCAGCTTCCTTAGCTCGCAGACCCTTCATAGAGCCCCCCGTATTTAAAAACGCTGCATTTGCACGTCTTTGCATATCTGCATCCGCATCACCAAATTTACTCATGTATGACTGCATACCAGCCTGATCGTTCAATGCATCTGCTAAACGTCCAGAAGACATAGGACTAGCAGTCGGAATTGCTCCAGTTGCTTGGCCCATACGCAATGCAGCATCCGGGATGACTGAGGCATTTGCATTGAACTCGGCACCTGTCCCAGTTGCATCTAAGTTTGCAAATGCTTTAGGACTTGCCGTATAAGATCCAAGAGTATTTGAAGTGTAACTAGGCTCAAGACCACTAAACGCTTGAGCATCCACACTCCCCTTTTCCCACATACTGCTTTGCGTCATAGGCAGCTGAGTAGATGAGAACTGACCAGTACCAACTTGCAGATTGTTTAGAAAGCTGGCCGCACCAGCAGCATCGAGGATTGGTGTACCTCCAGGGCTAGTTTGGGTTCCATTACTTACTCCATCACTACTAATCACGTCACGTGATAAAGGAGATGGCAATACGGGGGCTGATGGAGGTAGATCGCTTGATGTATCTTTCAGCTTATTTTTTTCTATTAATGCCAGCCTAGCTTTAAGCTCATCCGTGCGCTTCCGTGCAGCAGCAGCCTCCTTTTCAGCTTTTAAAGCTAAAGGTGACATTGAAGACCTTCTTCGATCATTTACTTTTGTGTGACCAAATCCACCTGGTCCACCAGGTCCCATCACCTGAGATGGAGGTGTTTTCAAACCTAAGGCTTCAGCCGCAGCAGCATCTATTGCATCCTTCTTCTGTTGAGCCGTAAAACCTGTATTACCGCCAGGCGACGACATCATATTGCCAGCACCACCAAGACCGTAATATGCTTGGTCATTAATCCTTTGCTTCTCTTCTTTGCTAAGGAAAGGTCCGAATCCCATGGTATTTGCAGCTCTATTTTCTTTATTCTACAAAATCTAAGTATTATTCTTTAACGCTCTTGCACTTACTTCTTTTGCAATTGCTTGCTGTGGAGTATCTGGCATTGATGGTGGGGTGGGTGCATTAGGCAATTCTGGAGACGCTGGATTCTCTGGAATTTTGAAATCAGGCTTATCTCGGCCACCGCCGCCATATCCAAGGCATTTTTGTAGTGTTTCGTTCCATGTATAGCCAGGCTTACACATAGTACGGTCGATCATTTCTTGACGACTGCGCTTAGCTCTACTTCTTTGTCTCAACGCATCAGCTGTATATCGCATATTAATAGGCACGGCTTTTATTTATTTTAACTACTACAAAACCACACTTACCACTCTACTCTCTATAAAGTGCATTTATAAATAGGGGACAGGAGAGGGATTAACAGAATAGGTTTAAAGGAATTAGCGTGTTTTACCGTGGTTTGCGTGGTAGATAGTGCTTGACTCCAATAATTGGCCCAAATAAGCACCATCGATGGTATTTGAGGGTATCAAAACACAGCCCTTATCCGTAGTGAGTATGAGTTAGAGCTAGTTGACCTTAAATTAGGCAAAAAACGGTCTATAGGGGGTCAAAAGTGATATGAAATTTTTGACACGTCTAATATACTCACTACCCTTGAGCTATGTCAAACAAAAAAAATAGAGACACAGCAGTAACAACTACAGATTGCACTTACGATTGCAAGCTTCCGTTTATCTACAGTTGTTCACTCGCTTCGCTCGTTCACGTATGTTTATTGTTCGCTCAAGCGTAAGTTTCACTTACGATATCACTCACGATTCACGCAAGTAAACTCAAGTTAATTCTTTTACGATACGATTTCGTATCACGCTAAAGTTTACGTACGAATTAACTTTCGTTTCCATCTTGCGTTCACAGAAGTTATTGCATTCATCAACTTAAGTCTTACTTTCGTTGTAACATTTGTCAATTACTTGTGTGTTTC